GGGCGTCGCTCAACAGTCTTGAACGCGGGCGGTGATTTCTTGCGGCATTTAGGGGGCTTTGCGTTTAACCGCATATTTTCGGCACCCCCTGCCAGTTTAACCGATTGTCGCCATTCTTTGCGGTTAGCCGCATTAGCTGTTTCAATCAGTTGTTTTGCTTCGCTTTCGATAGCTTCCGCCATCGTGCAAAGCACTTTTTTCTTTTTTTGTTTTTGTTTGCGTTTATTCATAGTCCCTTCCCTTGTCGGTCCCAGCTAAGAATCTTTACATCGTCCGTAGACATCCCATTACGGCGACCCGCAAAAGGCAACCTTACCAGAGAGAGTAAGGGGGAGAATTTCGATTTACGGTTTCCCGCTTCTACTCTAATCCACAGTTTATAGATAGACTTTTAACCGCATCCGACAACGTAAGAAAAACGATTGTCTGAATCGTGTCTATGTGAACAGTCCCGCAGATACGGTTTCCCGTATTGTTTAGGCTGTCTCCCGAATTGCCAATGAACCCCGGAAAAAACTATCGCGTCTCCAGCCCGTTAACGGTTAGGTGTGCCGCTAAGCTTTCGCCTAGAAGTATTGACCTATCGTCCGGCATACTTGCGGGTGGTCTACCACCATTATCTAATTATTCGTTCCATGCAAGGTAAAGCATGCCACCAACAGACGACAGGAAGACAACCGCGAAAGTTACCGTCATGATAGTCAGCATAGCTTACCCCTTGTTTGCCGGACTTCTGTCCGACTCCCCGATTCTACCATATATAATCGGCAACACAATAGATCGACGCCAATAATTCCGAAAAGATTCCATAAAGATATAGTGGGGCGGCTTGCCGCAAAATCTAACGATTGGCTGACGGCAGTCTTGACATGGGGGCATTTATAGCGTTTGGATTCCATTGGTGGGGACACCCCCCAAAAGGCGGGCGGCGTCTACGCAAACCTCCCAAACTTTTTCCAACAATGTAACAACCAGACTAATTAGATCCCCATCCCCCCCTTTCTTACTGCGGACACAGTACGCGGTGTATTTATACATTAGTAACTCAACTCATTTTTTTAAATAAAGGACCCACAATGGGAATCTATTCGAACAGTGTCCCCCCTAACAAACGCCCCCGCCTCGGTATTAACTTAGAAGACCCCTCCTATTATATGGAGGAAGTTCCCTTTACCGATTTGGGAAAGGTTATCTCCCACTGGAATTCATCTAGCGGCGGTTTCTACAATAATGGTCAAACTCTCCCCATTAATGCGTTTGGTTACCCTTCGGGCACGTTCCCCCCTAACCATCAGGCGATGTTCCAGATTGATATGGGTTCGGGTCACCCGCCCGGCTACTATAATGTTCGCTGGCTCCCAACGGGCGTAGCCGTTTCTATTGATAATGCCACCCCCAACTCATTCACCTTCCTAAAGGGAACGGGGGCTGTACACTCTCAGCTTATTCGCGTCGGCTCCGGTATTACCTACTTGGGTATTACTAGATCGGGAGATCCCTACACAGATGCCGACCAAGTCTTTCAAGAGCCTTTCTTGAGACGGTGCCGCAATTATGAGGCAATCCGCTTTATGAACTGGCTCCTAACTAATACGGATCGCACCGTCACTTGGGAGAATCGGACCCCCTCCGGCTACTTTACAAATTCCATCACGAATGGAAGTGGTGCCGCCATCGAATATATGGTCGATTTGTGCAACGCGACCCAAACTGATATGTGGTTTTGCGTACACCATAAGGCTACCAACGATTATATTATTAAGGCGGCGGAATTCATTAAGGGCAGGCTGAAGCCCGGTCTCAAGGTTTATTTGGAGCACTCCAACGAAGTTTGGAACGCGGCTTTCCCCCAATACGTTTACTCGACAGGAGTTGGCGTCGGTCCCACCGGAATTGCAGACACATACGCTCGCGCCTACGCTTGGCACGTTGCCCGCACCGCCACCGCAGCCCAAATTTTCAAGGCGTCGGGCATCCCCACCGTTTCTGTCCTCGGTGTCCATTTTGGCAACCCCGGCTTCACCCCGTTTGCGGTCGGTCAGGGCGTGACCATCTCTGGTAACATTGACGCCTTCGCCGTGGGACCCTACCTCGGTAACACTTTCTATAGCTTGCCCCACGTTGTGAGCGGCGTTAAGGCTTACGGTGTAAACTGGACGCTCGGCGAACTCTGGCGGGATCTTTACCAGCAGCGGCTTTTGATGAAGCAGTGGATGGATAATTGTCGCACCTACGGCAAGCAGCTCATTGCATACGAGGCGGGGCAGCACCTAGCTGTTAGCTCGGCTCAACATAGTGATACCGCCCTCTGGCAAGCCTTCATTGATGCGAATCGGCACCCTGGCATGTACGACATTTATCGGGCTTTCCTACAGATGTGGTACGAGGAGACAGATAACTCCCTAATGATGCTATTTAATAGTTGTCAACATTACGACCAATATAGTAACTGGGGACTTATGGAATATGATAACCAGCCCAACGCACCAAAGTACCGTGCCGTTATGGACCATTTGTCAGATTATAGATATTAGAAAAAGCCCCCCCCCGCGAAGCTATTGACTTACCCCCCGACAAAGCTATAATGCTTATATGATTAATATTAAACCCAGCGGCTTTTATCGCCCAGTGAGCGAGGCGGACCTCATCGAGGCTGTCGAATCGGCTTCGAGCCGCCTTGCCTATAAGTTTAGATTTGGTTACCACACAGCAGAAGATATTAAGCAGGAGGCATGGGTGCTCGCCCTGCGTATTATTGATGCGGGAAAGTGGGACGAGGTGCGACCCCTCAAAACGTTTCTTTATATCTGCCTTCATAACCAATTGTATAATTTTAAAAGAAATAAGTATTTTAGACCGAGTTGTCCATGTGATAAGTGCCCCCTAAACGCTTACGTTAAGGATACCGACCATTGTTTAGAGTACGCCTCCAAAGACGAATGCAAACACTTCTCAGCCTGGATCAAACGTAATAATGCTAAAAAGGCATTAATGCACCCCATCGACATAGAAACTATCTTTAATAATCATGTTAGTACCGGGCTTACCCCAACCGAAATCGCGGAATACCTGGACTGGGTAGAGCGGCGGCTCCCGTTAGAGTTTGCCGAAACTTGGCAGCTAGCTCGCTCCGGCGAACGTTACAACCAAGCCAACTTTCTAGAAATGGTGGGCTGGCTACAAGAGAATATTGAGCTATGAGCGAAGAGCACAAAAGGGGCGCCCTCTCCACTAAGGAGATGGAGTTCATACGAGCTAACGTAGGCGTGATGGAGCCCGCCGTTATTGCTGCCCATCTTAATCGTAACCCCGAACCTATTATTAGGTATATTGCCCGCAACCGGGTAGGGAAGACCTTCGAGGAAATTAAGGGCGAGGCAGAGAAGACTGAGCAGCAGATCTTTACCCAGCTTAAGTCTAAGTCTTTCTATAAAAATTTGAAAGAGCAGCTTTCTATAGCGGAGCTTGATTATTTTGCCGACCATTGGGTTTCGCTCGTCCTTCAGTTTAATGGCGACCTTGCAGCCTCCGAAGAGATGGAGCTGAAAGAGCTGCTTATTTTGGAGATTCTTAAAAATAGAGAGACGGCGTCAGAGTACGGGCGTATGCAGCTCCTCGATAGTTTGCAAAGTCAGATCCGTGACGAGATGAAAAAGCCGCTCGGTGTACGCGATCAGGAACTTATTGGTAATTTAAGCTCGCAAGCTTCCTCTATCAAGGTGGCGTCCTCAGCCTATATTAAGAACTTTAAAGATCTTTGTGACCGGGCTGAGAAAATGCGAAAAGCACTGCACGCTTCGCGGCAGGATCGCGTAAAACATTTAGAGAATGCCAAGGTAGACTTTGTCGCATTCCTCCGGCTATTGGAAGAGCACGGCGAAAAAATAAAGGTGGGTAAGGAAATGGAGATTATCCGTGCCTCCAAAGAGAAAGAGCAGCGGCGGCTTGCTTCCCTTCATACATTTAGTGATGGAAAGGTAGATCGCCCAATTCTTAGTGCGGAGACTTTAGATGAAAACAATAATTAGCGGGCTTCACTGGTTTATTACTATTATACTTGTTTGTATAGCCTTTTTATCTTATAATAAGATGCGAAATTTAGAGACTGAGTTTGGTTATTTGTGCGAGATACAACGCACTATTATTATGAATATTTTAGTAGAAGAGGAATTGAAGATTGAAGAAAACAGCCATAGTCACGGGATGCCCAGGGCAAGTAGCCACCCATTTAGTACGACACCTATTAAGCTTGAATTATCGAGTTGTCGGGACCTACCGGTACAGTAGTCAGCCATTTGCTGAACGTTTCAAAAATTACCCCGCTGACGCGAACTTTATTCCTGCATCAGTAGATATTGTGGACCCATCCGCAGTTTTGAGCTTGCTCAAGGAGTGGGAGCCAGACGAGATTTATAACTTGGCGGCAGCCGCACATGTGGGAGAATCCTTTAAAAACCCCTCTTCAGTGTTTGATATTAATACTAAGGCAGTTGTCAACTTCTTAGAGGGGCTGCGGCTTTACCCAGGCACGCGATTTATTCAAGCTTCTACTAGTGAGATGTGGGGATCAAACTATTCGACAGACTCGGCGGGCGTCCGCTACCAGGATGAGCAAACACCTTTCTTTGGGAATTCACCTTACGCCGTAGCAAAGATTGCCGCCCACAATATGGTCGATCTATACGCAAAGTCGTATGATCTGTTTTGTTGTAGCTATATTGCTCACAATCACGAGGGCGAATACCGGGGCGAAAATTACGTCACGATGAAGATTGTTAAGTGGGTGGCGGCTTTTAAAAAGTGGGAACTGGCACACCCTACGGGAAAGAAGACTTACGACAGTGACAATATCTATATTGATGGCGACCCATTTCCGAAGCTTCGCCTCGGCAATATTCACTCCGTACGAGACTGGTCCTACGCCGGTGACTTTGCGGAAGCTGCTCATCTTATCTTACAGCAGGAGGAGCCCAAAACTTACGTTCTAGCCAGTGGGCGTGGGCGTTCCGTAGCCGAATTCTTAGAGATTGCCCTCCGCCATGTGGGTGTCCGCAATTGGCAAGATCATTATATTGTTGACCCCGCCTTTTTCCGACCGTGCGAGGTTGAATTCCTCCAAGGACGGTCAGACCTCATTAAAGAGGAACTCGGATGGGAACCGAAGGTTAGCTTTGAAGAAATGGTAGAAAGAATGTTCAATTATGTTAATTCTAGTCGATAGCCGGGAGCAAAAACCGTGGAAGTTTAAAGATTACGAATGCCACCGCTGCACGTTAGAGACTGGCGATTATGCTATGGCAACGGAGCCCCGCTCTAAATATAAAGATAGTGATCTTAACCACCTTCTTTGTATTGATAGAAAGGGCACCGCCTCGGAACTCTATCAGAACGTTACCCAGGTCCGCTTTAAGAAAGAGATAGAGCGTATGAAACTATTTAAACACTCTTATCTTATTCTTGAATTTACAGTTGATGACATCATGCGGTTCCCCGTTGGATCGGATGTGCCGCGTCGCCGCTGGAAGTATTTGAGGGTAAAACCACAATTTGTTATGGGCTACTTAACTACTCTTATGCTTGAGGGTATCCAAGTTATTTTCGCCGGTAATGCCGCCAACGCACAGCGTATTGCCCTTTCATTAATGAAAAAGGTGTATACGGAACTGGAGGCGTCCAATGACACAAATTGAAACAGACCTAAAGGTCAAAGAGGAAAAGGCTCTAGCGGAAGAAGTTAAGAGAGAATTAGAGGAACAGGAGAAGGGCGAATTAACAATCGCCGAACTGATTGAGCGATCTAATAAAGTACGATGAGTATAGTGATGCTTGGCTAGGTTTAACCATAGAAGAGCTGGACGTTAAACATAATCCACTTATCACTTTTGACCCATTCTTTAAAGAAAATCCCCACCTCCAAGTTATTGATCTGCTGAGAAATCCAGATTATCTCGCCTACACGGTGTGGGTCCTTTTCGGGGTAAAGCTGCTTCCATTCCAGGCTGTTATTCTATCTGAACTATGGCGCCGCCCCTTCCCGCTGTTCGTTGGCTGCCGTGGATTGGGTAAAACCTATCTGTTGGCAGTTTACAGTATGTTGCGGGCGATGTTCATGCCTGATTATAAAATCGTGGTGGTTGGTGCGGCGTTTCGTCAATCTAAGTTTATTTTTGAATATTGCGAAAAGTTGTGGGAGAATGGTCCCGTCTACCGCTCGATGTGTTCTACCAATAGTGGTACACGCCGCTCTGTTGATAAGCTCACCTTCCATATTAATGACTCGACTATTACGGCTATCCCCGTAGGAACTGGCGAAAAGATTAGAGGTTTGCGTGCCAACTCTATTATAGCTGACGAGTTTGACTCTCACAATAAAGAAATCTTCGAAACTGTTATTCAAGGCTTCGGCGTGGTCTCGGCTTCTCCCGCTGATAATGTGGCAAAGATGGCTAGACTACGTAGATTGCAGGCTGATGGCGTTGTTATTGATGAGGACGATTACAGGATTGCCTCCAATCAGCTTATTATTAGCGGCACCGCAGGCTATTACTTTGGCACCTTCTTCGAGTACTTTAAGAAGTATAGGGCTGTTGTTGAAAGTATGGGGCGGGAGGATGCCTTACTAGAAATCTTTAATGGGGAGATCCCTGACGGGTTCAACTGGAAAGATTGGTCCGTTATCCGAGTTCCTTACCAACTTCTTCCAGAAGGATTTATGGACTCCAAAATTATCTCGCGTGCCCGTGCGACGACTAATAAATCTATCTTCGCTATGGAATACGAGGCGGTTTTTGCTGAAGATAGCGAGGGCTTCTTCAAGAGATCTACTATAGAGCGAGCTATCGCAAATGATAAGAATTGTCGCGACCCCAATTGGTTCCCGTGGTGCCCAACCCCGTTCGATCCGCAGTTACGCGGCAACTCAAAATCAACATACGTTATGGGGATAGATCCAGCCAGCGAAATTGACAACTTAGCCATCTCTATTCTCGAATGTAAAGATGAGCATGCACGCCTAGCTTACGTTTGGACGACGAATAAAAAACAATTCCAGAAGAGGCGGGCGGCTGGTTTTATTCACGAAGACGGGTACTACGCTTTCGTCGCTAGAAAAATTCGCGACCTCATGAAAGTATTCCCTTGCGAGCGGATCGGGATGGATACTCAGGGGGGCGGTTATGCCTTGATGGAAGCTCTAGCGGCAAAGAATAATTTACTTCCTGGGGAAGAGCCGTTTTGGGAAATTCCCGGTGAATACGACAAACCAAAGCCTACAGACAGCTATAGCGGCAAACATATTATTGAGCCAATCCAGTTTGCTAATTATACGTGGACACATGAAGCTAACTTTGCTTTACAAAAAGATCTTGAGACGGGCAAATTGCTTTTTCCAAGGTTTGATCCGGTAACGATTGAGCTATCTATCTTAGATGACAAAGCCCGGATTGAAAAGTTAGAGCGTGATCAGCCAGATATCGCCCACGAAGTATTAATGTATGACACTCTAGAGGATGCCGTCCTAGAAGTCGAAGAATTAAAAAATGAGCTTGCTTCCATTATTGTTAGTAAGGCACCCGGCGTGACAGCTAGATTTCGCTGGACTGTGCCCGAAATCCGCATAGACGCTAACAGGAAAGCTCCATCCCGTAAAGACCGCTATAGCTCACTTCTTATCGCTAACTATATGGCTCGCCAAATTTATGGAGAAGCCCCAGATAAGGTTACTTATAGACCAATTGGCGGACTTGTTGGTGGACCAGTTAAAAAGACCGGTAAGGGGGCGCCCCTTTATACTGGACCAGAATGGTACACTAAGCAATTTAATCGTATCTTTACCAAATAGTCTGGTGTAATTAAAGGGTAAGGAGAATTCTTTAAATGTTCACAGTTGGTACAACAGTCGGTGGCGGTGGCGGCGGCGGTAGTAGCCCTAGCGATCTTGTCAATGTCGTTCCTCACGCTACTGGCGTTAAAGGTCTAAGTACTACCCTTACAAATAATAGTATTATCCAAACATTCGGACATTCCACCAGCGGGAACGGTCCCGCCTCTTATTTTTACCAAACAAACGGTACGGGCTTAGTTAATAGCGGTACGATCTTCTTTGGTCCTGGGGGCAGCGGTCGAATGAATCTTATCGGCGATGCTTACGTAGTTGACGTGACCAAGTTCGGTGCCGTTGGAAATGGTACAACGGACGATACGGCTGCTATTACGAGAGCTATCAGCTATGCCAGTGCAATGTCTACTTCATATCGACATCCCCTACTGTATTTCCCGCCAGGACGTCGCTATTTAGTTAGCCTCCTTAACGTGCCCCGCTTGATCGATATTGATATGACGGGCTCCGCCATTTTCTCGGCTAGCACTCAATACGATCAGCCCATTTTGTCGATTGGTAGCAGCGGTCAAGGATCATTTACCGCAAACTTTGCCTCGAAATTTAAAGGTCTCCACGTCGAATACAACGGGGCTCCAGCCACTCACGGATATCCCACATCTGGCATTAACGATTATTTTGGTATCCGCATTATCAACGCTCTAGACTGTGAAATTGAAGTTCTGGAGGTTAACGGATTTTGCGGCGGTGTGCAACTTTTATCCAGCGGTGCATTTGGAGATACGCCATGTGCTCATAACACGCTAACCATCGGCTCCATCTATGGCTGCAAAATTGGTTTAGATTTACGAGCATGGGAACGAGGTTATACCAACGAAAACCTAATCTTCAATGGCAACTTTGCCCCAGGCACTGAAATTACTAATTATGGGTCAGCTTACGGCGTGAGATTCTCCCGTGCTGGTGTCTCGCATTACGCTGGACAAAACAACAACGTATTTATGAAGCCATGCTTCCAGCTTGGAAACTGGAGACTAGATTGGTCAGCAGGTCTTGTTATCGGCACTAATTATAGAGTGTACTATAACGGAAATGAATACTTAGCTCTTAATACTGGCACCACGGGAGCTACGCCCCCTACTCACACAACGGGCACTGCCTCGGACGGCACTATCAACTGGAGATACCTCGGTCCATACCGACGAAGTCCTGTTTACCACGAAAACGCCGGTGCGTTAAATCGCTTTATCGGTAGCCGCTGGGAAGGCGCCATTGGCTCGTTCGCCTTTATTAGCGGTACGGGCATTCAAGGTCCGTCTGTTTACGAATATGAATGGTACAACCTAATCGATAGCGGCAACGCGACAAGGCAGATTGAAGATATTGAAAATGCCACTGATGTCACTGTAAGTTCTGCTCAATCTTTTATGTTGCAAGGTAAAGATATCATTCGCCCTCAGTCGATTGGCATTGATAATCTTCACCACAGGGCAGTCGCTGGAGCGTCGGGCTGGACCGTTGCCGGTCTAGGCTTCAATCATTATTATACTAATGCCTTTAGAACGTATACATCTGGCGAACTAAAACTTTGCCGCGATTCTCTCTACATTAATTGCTATAGTAATCCAATGAGCGGATTTACAACTGTACAGGTGGCGGACTTGCTTTGTGCTGTTGTAGACGTTCAGCAAAATCATCGCTTCCGATTAGATCGTCAATGCGGTGGTGGATTGTCAGATCCATTAACGAATGGTGGTAGAACTGGTCGTGTTTATATGGGTCCCCTTAATGATTCATTCTCTCGAATGGACTTTGAGACTGGTGGAGTTGTTAATCGCCCCATCTTGCTTGCCGCAGATTATAGCGGAATGAGCGTGTTAACCGTAGACCTTATGCGAACTGGTGCTGATACTGCAGTTAACTTAGGTATTGTGGCTCACAGCTCGGTTCCTTACGTGCTGATTGGATTCTTTGATATGCACCTTGAGGGCTTTACTGCCACCAAGGTTATGGAAAGCTTCCCGTATTTGAGGTCAAATGACATTGCGATGCTAAGTCGAGATATGATCTTTGGCGAAACACAACGCTCTAGCGTCGGAACCCCACGATGGGGCTACTTCGGTAAGCGCGGCGAAATTATCCAAAATCACATGGCAAGCGTTGGCAATCCCGCTTACTGGGTAGTTACTACGCCCGGCATTCTAGCTCCGACCTTTAATACTGGCGCTACCATCGTTAAGGGGGAGTTACGCCAAAACGGCAGTAATGTGTATGCGGCAAACTCGGCAGGTACGGCTGGGGCTACCCCGCCAACTACGACCGGGTCTGGCATTAGCGACGGCACTTTGACGTGGGATTATATTGGAACGACAGCAACTTTGACTCCAGGACCGAATCTCTAATGGTGTATAAGTAATCAATAGGATTAACCAATACCATTGAGTGAAGAACAACAAAAACCCACATTTTATGTAAAAGCTGAAACTGGAGAGGATTACAGCCACATTGCTCAAGCGGCGATGCGAGGCGTGCCCCTCCAGGACGGCAATACTACAGGTCGCGTAGGTTTTTCTCGCCAAGATTATGAAGACCAGCGCCTATGCTCTACCCTACCTGTTCACCATCATGACATCATGAGAAAGATGGATGAGGTCTACGATAATGTAGGTCTCGCCCGCCATCTACTCGACCTTATGGCGGATTTTACCGTGCAAGGCATCGAGGTTGTTCATGAGAATAAGTCTATTGAGACTTTCTATAAGAATTGGTTCGCTCGCGTACAAGGCGTAGATCGCTCAGAACGCTTTGCAGCCAACCTTTATAAATATGGCACATCTATAGTAAAAAGGCGGTGGGCTACTCTTACGAAAAAGGATAAGAAGAAAATCCAAAGGGCGGCTGCCTCAGATCTAACGATTGATCATTCGCAGGCACCGTCACGTAAGATCCCCATTCGTTACGTGTTTCTAAATCCCGCCACTGTAGAAGTGTTGGGCGGCGATCTAGCCCGCTTTGTCGGAGGCAAGCTTCGCTACGGATTGCGCGTCCCTTTCACTCTTACCACTGCTTTGGGCTCCCAAGCTGCTGGCGTGAAAAACGAGCAGGCTATTATTGATGAACTGATGAGCCAGCTTCCAGATGAAATTAAGGAGGCGATGAAGGGTAGTGGCGGAAAGATTATCCCTTTCAAGGAAGACGTCTTAGTATTCCATTATAAGAAAGAGGATTGGGATCTTTGGGCTAAACCTATCATGTATGGCATCCTGCAGGACATCGAGGTGCTTGACAAATTAAAGCTGGCTGATTTAACGGCACTTGAGGGCGCTATTGATAGGGTGCGCATTTTTAAATTGGGAAGTCTAGAGCACGGACTCGCCCCAACAGAAGCTGCTTTCGAGGCTCTTAACGCTTTACTGCAAGTCAATACTGGGGCTGGCGTTCGCAATATTATCTGGGGTCCAGACCTCACAATTGAGGAAAGCTCCGTTGACTCTTACCAATTCTTAGGTGAGGAAAAATACAGACCAACCCTCTCTGCAATATTTGCCGGGCTTGGCATCCCGCCGTCCCTAACTGGCACGAGCGAGATTGGTGGAACAACTAATAATTTAGTTAGCCTAAAGTCCTTCATTAAGAAGTTAGAGTACGGGCGAAGCAAGCTAGTTGACTTTTGGGCTCAAGAGTTCGAGCTAGTTAGACAAATTATGGGATTCCAAAAGGCGGCGGTCTTGCAGTTTGATCAAAACAACCTGGGCGACGAAGAGGCTGAGAAAAAGCTCTACATCGATATGGCTGATCGTGACATTATCCCATTTGAGGTTGTACATAAGAAGTTTGGTTTAGACAGCGCCGTTACTTCTAAGAAGGTGCAGAGCGAGTGGCGTGAGCGAAAGTCCAAGAGGCGCGTTAAGAAAGCTGACCCATTCCACGACGGCGGCAACGCTGAGAATGCCCTTAAGAAATCACTTTTGGATAAGGGGATCGTTCAACCATCCGAGGTCGGTCTTGAACTAGACGAGAAGAAGCCCGGCGAGAACTTTAATATGTTACCCGCTCCGGTAGCCCCCACTGGAGGGGTTCCAGCTAAGAAGCTTAAGGGTAAGGCGGGTCGTCCACAGAATAGTCGCGACACCGTCCCCCGCAAGCAGCGTGCCTTTAAGCCGATCATTAAGGCGACTGAACTATGGGCAGCCACCGCACAAGAACAGATCGCCCAATTAGTTAATCCTGTTATTTTGGCACGTTTTGAAAAGAAGAATATGCGGAGCTTGACCGAGGCACAAACTGATGAGTCGGAGCAGCTCAAGTTCCACATTTTCATGAACATGGCGGCTTTCACAGAAATTAACGATAAGACTATTGCCGAGGCTGTAGCTAAACCATTCCCACAAGGGGCGTACGCTACATACCTAGAGGCTGCTAAGGAAACTAAACAGGTGCTGGGGCGAGAACTTACGTTTGCAGAACTGCATTCTATACAAATAGGAGTATATGTAGATGTCCAAGATTAATATCGAGTTTGATACAGTCACTAAGGAAATGGTGGTCATGAAAGACGGGGCTGCCATTTCAGATGTTTGTTACATATCCGTCCACAAGAGTTATGAAGAGGATGGGAAGTTCAGCATTTCTTTGGAAAGCGAACAAAAGGATGAGCAAAATAAGAGTGTCACTCGCACCATTATTTACGCAACCGAAGCCCCGCGATCCGAATTTGCAGCCGCCGTAGCCGCTCGCTATGGTGTATAAATCAGCAGGAGAAAACTAAGAGATGTCCGACATTTTTCGTATAGATACTAGCGACAATATTAAGCTAACTGGGGGCGCTCAGAATGAGGGTATTTGCACCCACATCGATACGAGAGATGTCCGAACCAGAACTGAGTTGGAGTCCGGTGCCCAAAATGCTGGCGGTAACGACTCTACACCAGACGGTGGCGGGATTAGCTCCGTTTATGTGACTGGCTGCCTAACGGGAAGTGGAACTGAGTCTCTTCCAATCAGCGTTATTATTGATCCTACGGGCGGAATTTCTTGCGGTCCCAACGGCTTGCTTGTTACCAACCTTGTCGTTGTCACTGGCGTTACTGCTACCAGTATTGTTGTAAGTGGCTGCCTTAGCGGAAGTGGCACCCCATCTAACCCGGTCGTCGTCTCGCTTAATCCAACGGGCGGTATTCAATGTACTGCGGCGGGGCTGGCTTTACAGACTACTTATTTGACCTCCGTCACAAAATCAGGTTGCTTAACTGGCTCTGGAACTGCTGCTAGTCCCCTCGCACTATTTTTAAATCCTACTGGTGGCATCCAATGCACCGCTGATGGGCTTGCCGTCCAATTCCCTAGCACGACCGGCGTGAACGTCACCTCTTGTCTGTCAGGTGTTGGTACGTCAGCTAGTCCGCTAACCATCTTATTTAATCCGACAGGTAAGATTCATTGCACGGCGGCTGGTATTGCCCTGCAGGAAGTCTACCTCACTCAAGCGATCACATCAGGTTGCATTGGCGGTATTGGCACTGCCGGTAGCCCCATTGTCCTAACCATTAATCCTACTGGCGGCTTACAATGCACGGCGGGAGGTCTTGCTCTTTCAACGCTTGTTAGTGCGACGGTTCCCACTGGTTGTTTAACCGGCTCCGGTACTGTAGCGAGCCCGCTCACCATTTTGTTAAACCCAACTGGCGGTCTCCATTGCACGCCTAGCGGCTTGGCTGTCAATTTGGCTGCCCTGTCTTCGACCGGTACGGTCTGCTACGCATTCAGCTACGAGACTGGCACTGCCCCAGCTTCGCCCACTATGCCGACGACTCCGCTTACGAGCTTGTCTTCAGGTAATGTGCAGGTCGAAGTTTACGATAACGTCATCAGATTTTGGGCTTACAATCCATCAGGCTTCGTCCTCGATAAAGAGTTTAGCGGCGGATCGGGCGGAACTCCAGCAAGTCCGGCAAACTCCGTCCAATTTAATAACGGCGGTTCATTCGGCGGGTCGGCTAACCTAACGTGGGACGGCTCTACCGTTGGCGTATCAGGCACCATCAATATTAGCGGGGCTACATTAGCTAGTGACTCTGCTCATATTTTTGCTCAACGCAATGGAACGAACGCTCAAGCATTCCGCCTCTATAACACTTACCTAACTACCGGCGTCTATGAAAGAGGCATCTTCGATTGGGCGGGATCACCCGGCGTTTTGCAAATCGGCACACAGCATGGCGGTTCCGGTGTCCCTCGCGGTCTTCAACTAATTACGAGTGGTACGCCTCGCATTGACATTAGTGCGGGCGGCGCCATCCAATTTAACAGCCTATATACTTTCCCACAAGTTAATGGGTCGAGTGGTCAAGTCCTAACGACCAACGGGGCTGGAACACTGACATGGGCGAACGCTAGTGGTTCTGGTGGCGGGTCTGCCGCTTCACCTTCGGGCGCTGTCCAATTCAATAACGGAACGACCTTTGGTGGTGCGTCTAACTTTACGTGGGATAATGTAAATAATACGCTCAATGTTACGGGCACTATTACGACCCGCAATATCACCAACGTAGTCTACGCGATCACTGACGGTACGGGCGTTGATATTAATCCTAATGATGGCGCTATCCAAGTTTGGTCGCTAGGTGGTAGTCGCACTCCGACCGCCAACTTCTTCAATCCCGGTCAAGCAGTCACGCTAATGATTGACGACGGATCTGGAAACACTATTAACTGGTCTACAATTAATCCTACGTGGATCGATGGGGCTGCCCCCAGCTTGCCAGTTAGCGGTTATGGACTAGTTGAATTATGGAAAGTGGGCTCTACGATCTTCGGGGCTTCGCTCGCAAGTGGCGTTGCTTCCGGTGGCGGTACGCCCGCCTCACCACTCACGTCAGTGCAATTTAATAGCGGCGGCTCCTTCGCGGGTTCGTCCGATTTTACATGGAATGGTTCTACCTTAAGTGTAACGGGAACGATTACTGCTAAAAATATAGCGACGTCCATTTATACCATTTCTGATGGGACGGGTGTTGTAATCAATCCGGCTAACGGCGGCATCCAATTGTGGACGTTAGGAGCTTCACGCACACCGACTGCCCCGGCTTTTGCCGCTGGCGAATCTGTCACTTTGATGATTGATGACGGGTCCGGCTACACCGTAGATTGGAACTCGATCAATGTTAACTGGATTGGCGGCTCCGCCCCAACTCTAGCTACGAGCGGCTATACCCCAATTGAACTTTGGAAGGTTGGCTCAACCGTTTATGGCGTGGGCGTTGCGGCAAGCGGTGCCGCATCAAGCGCTGACTACTTCATCGACGAAACGGATGAGGGCAACTCGGGCACCTCCATCACGATCAACTTTGGTAGCAAAGCTAACCACAAATTAACACTAACTGGGCATTGCACCTTAGCCTTTACGGCTCCTGCAAGTGCTCGCGAAACAAAAATCCGCTTCGTTCAAGGCGGTACTGGCGGCTATACGATCACGCTCCCAAGCGGAACGCTCGGAACCACCCCAGTTTTACCAACCGGCGTTGGGCAACAGTCTGTAGTCTCGTTGTTCTACGATCGTGACGGCAACTGGCATGTTTAGAAAGACCTTGGTTGAGTAATGCGTAGTCGTATTTTACGAATAATTAGTATTGCAAGGCGTATCGTAGCAAGTGTGGCGAGCGCCTTTAAGACAGAGTCTGATGACAATCTCTTATTGGAGGACGGGTCCCGCATCTTACTAGAGGACGAATAACATGGCTGATCAAAAAATATCTGAATTACAACTCGTAGTAGCTACTGGCGTTGCAGCCACTGGTATTTACGTTCCTCTTTATACCCCCATGCTGGCACCGGCTAATAGGCGGATTTCAGCGGCTGAGTTTTTCAAAACGCCTAAACGAATTGAGGTGAGCGATCCAGCCCTTGCCGGTACGGGCGAAGTGATGACTTTGACCACCAGTTATGGGACCGTCTCCCTTCGGGCAGGCACGAATGGTAAATTTATCGTTGGCGGAGATATCGCGGGAGTAGGTAGCGTATCGGTTGTTTCTGATAGTTCCCCACTTACACTTGGTGCCCTTGACGACGTCAAACTTTATAGGGATGCTTCGGGCGTACTTGCCCTCCGCTATGACAGAAATGCCCAATCTCTTAAGGTTTATAATAGTTATACTGGCACTCATAACGAGTTTGTCACGTTGCGCTTTTTAAGCGGTGCTGCACAGCTTGGAACATTCCAGGATGGGACTGGTATCGCTCGCTCTCTTAATATTTTAACGAGCGGCGTTGCTAGAATTAGTGCCCCGGCAGCTTCTGGCTCCGCAGTCACCATTACAAGTTATGACACTTCACAAGGTGGGGTGCTTGATTTAACCTCTCCACTAGGAACTGCCAATCTTCGCGTTGGTGCAGGCGGGCAACTTGCAACTCTAGCAGCTTTCTCTGCCGCTGGAGACATATCTTTAGTTAGTGACTCTGCCGCTTTAAAATTAGGTCTGTCTAGCGACGCCCAATTGTTTAGAGATGCCGCAGATACCCTAGCTCAACGACGTAATACAAACGCTCAAGCATTTCGTGTGTATAACACTTATGTAAGTACTGGCGTAAACGAATATTTAAGCCTTGGCTTCTCCGCTAATACTGCCTTATTAGGCACGTTACGATCTGGCTCTGGCGTTGTACGTGATCTTAACATTTTATCAAGTGGTATTCCTCGCATTACTGTGCCTGCCGCCCACACTTCGGCAGTTGCTGTATCTGGTTTAGTTAGCATCAGCGGCATGGTAAACGGTGCGACATCGACACCAAGCCTCGCCGTTACGCAAGTTTGGGATAACGCCGCCACCGCCTTCAATGCGATGACGGTCAGCATTATTCCATCCAACGCTAGTGCAAGCTCAAACTTCATTGAATTCTTATCTAGCGGAACCTCATATTCGAAACTTACTCAGTTTGGTGACTGGCAAGCCCCGTCATTTACTGCGGCAGACGGCAATACGAGAATTGGTAGCTCCGGCATTAAAGTCGGCGTAACGGCTCAATACACGTTCGTGCATGCGACGGGTGCATCTAGCCAAAACATCGCGGCTGGTCTTACCCTTGGTGGATCTGGTGTAGTCCGCGTGACAGATGGTTTTGCTAACACTGGATCTATCACGGTACGTAACACTAACTCAACTGTTTTTTCTATCCCTGACGGGGTGAGCGTAGATATCAATCCTGCCAGCGGTGCTATCCAGACTTGGGTTTTAGGCTCAGGACGAACTCCAACAGCCAATAACTTTGCGGCTGGACAGTCGGTTACTTTGATGATTGACGATGGTAGCGGGTTTGCCGTTAACTGGGGCTCGATGGGTGTAAGTTGGCTAAATTCTACACCTCCGGCGCTGCCGACTAGCGGATATGGTGTAGTTGAACTATGGAAGGTTGGTAGCACGATTTACGGAACATCTGTAGGAAACGTTGTCTAATGCGAAGTGGAATGCTGAGATCTAGCAGCCAGTATGGAGCCCCCAGAAAGCTGCTAGACACTTATATTGGGGCGGCTGGCGTTTACTCGCTTAGGCAGTTGCGAACTGGTTATAGCGGTCCCGCCATTCGTGTTCGTCGCTCTAGTGATGATACCGAACAAGATATTTATTTTCTAAATGGCATTTTAGATACAGTATCTTTACTTGCTTTTTGCGGGGCGGGCAACGGATTTGTCCGTACTTGGTATGACCAGAGCGGGTTTGGCAGACATGCACAGCAAACAACTAATGCGGATCAGCCACAAATTGTTTCTAGCGGCGCCGTAATTACGCAAGGGTCTAAGCCCGCCATTGACTTTTTGGGCACCAAAGGTTTTACGGCTTACTCAGCTCTTTATGCGACAGCACCGTCAGGCTTTAATACATTTTGCGTAGCTTCTCCGGGGGCTTCTGGAAGTTTCCGTGGCTTGTTCAGCCCTGGATCTTCAGTAACCCAACATATGTTGTTAAGCCAGCTTACCAGCGATGGGGTGTGGGGCTCTTTTTCTACATCTGGTCAGCCAGCCTCGGGCACTTTTAATACTCGCTCCCTCCTAGAAATGCAATCTGCTGACGGAGAGACTGGCGACTTTTTCTTTAATAACTCTGGGGCTGGCAGCTTTGCAACCTCCATTGGGCAGTCAACTCTAATTGGTGGTGCCCCAGGACAAAAACATGACGGAACTATACAAGAGATTATTTATTTTGAGTCTAATCAGGCGCCTGTTCGGGCAACGATAGCGTCTGGGATTAATTCGTTTTACAGTATTTATTAAGATTTTAAGAAAGGTTTGTTATGAATAAGAATGATGCTTTAGTTTTGTTGGATAGGATTTCCCAGTTTGTCCCATTAACCCATGATCAGCATGAATTGTTGGCTAAGTCTTTCAAGGTTCTCCTTAGTAATGAGGGTAACGCAAAGGAAGCCCTGTCGGTTGTTGATCAAGTTGTAAAGGCAGCTCCTCTGGTCCGGGCTGAATATGAGTTATCGCGGAGGGCGGTTCAATTGTTGGCTGCGCCTGAAGTAGACGGGGGTGACGGTGCTTCGTAATCGGATGATGAGAGGGGCGGGATATTCTCGCCTACAATCTCCTCTTTTATTGGATACATACGGTGGAGCTGCCGCCGCGTACTCGCTTCGCAAGCTGCGAACGGCCTACGCTGGCGCGGCGATTCGCGTCAGACGTTCGTCGGACTCGGCGGAGCAGGACTTTGGCTTCCTGAATGATGTGCTTGACACGGCGGCGATGCTTAGCTGGGTCAATCAGTTAGGCACTGCCGAGGGCTTCGTCACGACGTGGTATGACCAGTCTGGCAACGCGAGAAACGCAACTCAGGCGACGGCGACAAATCAACCAAGAATTGTAGCTAGCGGTGTCGTGGAGGATGGGATTCGGTTTGACGGGAACAACGACATGCTCACCGTCGCTCCTAGTGTAAGCCTTAACTCTAATCCAATGACAGTGTGCGGTCGTGTAATGGTCGTGAATGCGACTTTGTTTGATGTGCTGTGGACACGTGCGTCAAGCCCGTCGTGGAAGGATGGATTCGGATTGTATGTTGAGGCAGGATCAAAGGTCAGGTCATGGAATCACTGGTACAGTCAAGCCGGAAGGTTTCGAGACGTTGCATACACTGCAAATACCTGGACAACCTTTGCGCAGGTTGCGAACTCAACAAACTGGAGTACCTACAAAGACGGCAGTTTACATGGGACGGACACTGTCGGAGCGGACTACACCAAAAACGCATCGACAAATAGCCTTTCAATTGGAGGTTATGAGCCAACTTACTTCGGAATAGTAAGGATTAGTGACTTAATCATCTGGAGCAGCGACCAATCAGCCAGTATGTCTGCAATCCACACTGCGATCACGCCATAGAGGCAAGCCATGCCATACGTCTTAATCAGCCCAGAGCAAGCAGAGCCATTCAGCCGCGCACTGTGCCGCCTGATGCGACCAACGCACCTGCGAAGCGAGCGTGATGTCACTGACCTCTATTGCCCAGTGCACTACCACGAGAGCAACGGATGGGCAGCACTGGAGCTTCCCGATGTGGAAACGGTCCCAATTCATATCGAGGCGACGGGAGAAGAGTTAGCTGCTGTACTTCAAATTTTTGTTAACGATGCCGCCCTAACCGCCGAGGAAGCCAACAACATTACTCTAGCCGTTAGTTCTGTGGCTGGTCAAGAAATACGTATTGCGGACTTCATTCCTTCAGGCTGGGCTCCATACATACTCACTCACGATCAAATGATAGAAGGTGGGTGGCTTGATGTCCTCAGTCCATAGCGGAAAATTAGTAGGTGTATATTAATACATGCTAATTGCCGTTCTAACAAAGCCACCTAATTCAGTTAACTCTTACACGATGGACTGGTCCGATCTTGGGGAAACCGTTACGTCTTCCTCTTGGTCGGTTCCTTCCGGCTTAACGCAGATCTCAGGTTCTTTTGGGGCTTCCTCTAGTTTTATCCAGGTGAGTGGCGGGGTGGCTTGCAATACATACGAAGTGACAAACTTTATTAACACAAGCAGCGGGCAGACATCCAGCCGCTCCGTTGTTTTCCATTTTAGGAGCTGGTAATTTGATTATTTATAACGATGAACAAGATATAGCAGATATTGTTAGGGCAAGTCGAAGTGTGGCTTATGCAGCCCAGGTTCTCCCAGCAGAGCCAGCCGACATCCCTTCCGCCGTGCGTGCCTCTCTATATACTGATACGCCCGATACGCCCGACCTATATTATACGAAATCAGTCCTTTGCACCACGTCGATGAACAAGAATGATGACACCTTTCTACCTCACGAGGTGTGGGCAGCCCGCAAGACCCCAGTCGATAAGTTCAGTAATTTAAATCACGATCCCAATAAGATTGTCGGTCATATTACCTGCACTTGGGCAATTGACGAAGCTGGCGCTATCCTTGCAGATACCCTTACGGCGGAAAGCCTCCCATCCTTATTTCACTTGTGCAATGGGTCTGTTATTTACAGGCGATTTACTGATGAAAATCTACAAGCCCAATCCGACGAGCTAATTGAGCAAATCCAGGCTGGCGAAATGTTTGTTAGTTTGGAGGCGTTTTTCTCAAACTTTGATTACGCCCTAGTGCAAGCTGATGAACTGGTCATTATTCCGCGCAATAGCAGCACTTCGTTTTTGACGAAGAAGCTTCGCTGTTATGGCGGTGACGGAATCTATGATGGAGTGAAAATTGGGCGGGTCCTAAAGAACATGACGTTTGGCGGTGTAGCGTTTACGCCGCGTCCAGCTAACCCAGATTCTATTATTTTTTCTAAAATTCACAAATTCGAAAAAATTTCTGAAAAAACTGGTGTAATTAAAAAGAGTGTAAGTAATTTACAGGAGAACACTATGGCAGACAATCTATTGGAAAAGCAAATGGACGAACTGAAAGCTGAGCTTAAGAACGTTCTTGCTACCAACAAAGAGCTAAACGATAAGTTGGCTAGTGCAAGCACCAGCAAGCTTGAAGCTGAATTGGCAGCCGCTCGCGAAGCCCTTGCAAAGGCAGAAAAAGATATGGAGGACGAGAAGTCTTCCAAGAAGATGGCAGAGGATGCAAAGTGCGGTCTCGCTACCGAACTTGAAAACCTCAAGGCTGAGTACGACAAGGTAAAGGCTGAGCTGGCTACCATCAAGACTGATTTGGTGAAGTCAAGCCGCGTTTCGAAGCTTTTGGCTGCTGGTCTTTCTAAGGAAGATGCAGACGCTAAAGCCTCCACTTTTGCCGGTCTCAATGATGAACAGTTTGACAGCTTGGCAACGATTCTTGCTTCTGTAAAGAAGCCTGAAACTGCTGAAGCTGAAAAGGTTACAGAAACACAAAAAGCGGAAGCGGCTGAGCAAGATCTTCAAGCCTCGGAAGAGGATAAGGATATTGACGCCACAGCTTCTACGAAAGAGTCCGTCTCTGAGTTGATCGCTCTTGTACAGGCTCATTATGAAGACAAGTTCGTTGTTAACAAGGAGAAAAAGTAATATGGCTCTTAAAGGTCTTAGAAAGTATGACGAAGGAACTGACATCGCCCACGTCCTCAACGAAGTCGCTGAGGCAGGTATCGTGGTCATTCATAATTATCCGACGTCAAGTGGTACCGGTAAGCCCGGTGATGCAAACAACATCCTAGATGTTCCTACGAATGCAAGTGGTGCGCCTCTTGGCATTTTGGTTACGGATGTCGTGTCCATTGATCTCAGTCGATACAATCACATCGCTCGATTCCATCGAGATGAAGTGAACGTCTGTAGCCCGGTAACCGTTGTTACTCATGGCTATGTTTACACTAATCAAGTTTCAGGTACTCCTAAAGCTGGCGATTCTGCTTACTACACTGTAGGCGGTCTTGTTACCCCGACCAATACTGGCAGCGTTGTTGTTGGTAAGTTCCGTGGTAAGAAGGATGCTGATGGATACGCTGGCGTTGACGTGAATGTTAGAGTATAATTAGGAGTAACACATGTTTAAAAATAAGCGTAATTCAGTTCTAGACAATCAATTGATGGCAACCGCTAATCTCGATGAGACGCTTGCCGCCAAGGCTCAGTTTGAGTTCGTTAAGGCTCTTGAGCTTCCACTTCGTAAGGGTATTATGAGTGGTGACCTAGTTGGTGATATTTTCGAGATGCAGGATTTCTCAAACGTACGACACGTTGAGTATCCTCTCGACTTCCTCACTCCAGGTTCCGAAGCAGATTATACTGCTTATGTGATTCCTAACTGTGGTTATATCCCTCAGAATTCAGTACAAGGCGACTTCGTCGTGGTCCCGACCTACATGGTTGGTAACTCGATTGATTGGTGCCTAAAGTACGCCCGCGACGCCAACTGGAATATTGTTGATCGCGCCCTTGAAGTTTTCCGAAACGGTTTCGTGAAGAAGATCAATGACGATGCTGTTCATACGCTGCTTGCAGCCGGTATGGATCGTAACGTTATCGTCTACGACTCCGCTGCAGCTTCCGGTCAGTTCACCAAGCGATTGGTCAGCATTATGCAGACCTTTATGCGAAGAAACTCCGGTGGTAACTCGTCTTCGACGGGTCGTGGTAAGTTGACGGATCTCATCATGTCACCAGAAGCTATGGAAGATATTCGCAACTGGAATATTGATCAGGTTGATGAGGTAACTCGTCGTCAGATCTTCACCAGTGCAGATGGCTTGACCTCAATCTTCGGTGTTCGCTTGCGAGCATGGGACGAATTGGGTGAAGGTCAGGAATATCAACTGTACTACTCAGACATTCTCGGCGGTTCACTTCCTCCGGGCAAGGTTGAATTGGTACTTGGCTTGGACCTGTCTCGCAATGACAGCTTCGTCATGCCAGTTCGCCAAGAACTCCAGATGTTTAACGATCCTACTCTCCATCGTCAGATGAAGGCGGGCGTTTACGGCTGGATGGAAATGGGTGTTGCAGTGTTGGATATTCGTCGAGTTTTGCTCGGTGCTATCTAGTAAAAATCCCTAGTTATTAACGAACTTTGAGAGCCCAGCCGAATAAGCTGGGCTCTTTTTTTATGGTGTATTAAAGGGTATGACAACAATCGCAGAATGGTCGCCGGGCGCCATAACTATGTTTCGAGCTTTTGCGGGCGATATGGGTGACGATCCCACTTGGGCTGATTCCCGAGTGCTACAAATATTGGTAGCGTCCGCCTATAGCGTCATTACTGAAATATCAACATGTATAGATGTTCCGACATTTAATATGTGCAGTGCGGAATTTGGAGATGACCCATTTAACTATCCTGGCTTTGTAAACCTATGGATATTGCGGGCTGTCTGCTTAGTTGACCAGGGGGCTGCTCGCTCTCAAGCGGCAATGCAAGGATTGAAAGCTGTGTGCGGTCCTGTCTCTATGCAGGTTAGTGACGGCACTAAATCCTATGAGCTATTATTTAATCAGGGCGCTTGCTCTAGCTTTAATAAGCTTAAAGAAGATTTGTGTTTTAGAAATCCAATTATGAGTGCAGCCTACTGCAAGCAAGTCGTAGGAGTGTTCACCTCGCCAAATTATAATTCAGAAGGGTATTGCGGTCATGGCAACTGTTCATGTGATCAACGCTAGTAATAGTGTTAACTGTGGGAAGGGGGTAGTTCTAAAAGGCGTCAATTGTACGCAAAGCTGGAGCCCCTATACTTTTAATTGTCCTACTGTCATTGCGAGCGGATGGCTAACTCGCTGGGACGACGTTTGTTACTATACAACTTGCAGTGGTGGAGTCTAATTAATGGTTTTAAGACAATCGTGCGGCGGTAGCTCTGCCGGTACTGGCATTTCCAGCGTAACAATTTCGGGGTGCCTGGGCGGGTCCGGCATTCCTGCTTCCCCGCTTTACATTCGGATTGATCCCACAGGCTTAATTGGTTGTGGCTCTGCAGGCATCAAGTTATTGAATGCTCCAAGTGGTGGTGGTGGTGGTGCCGGGACTCCAGCTTCTCCCCTGACGTCAATTCAATTTAATAACGGGGGCTCTTTTGGCGGATCTGCTAATTTAACGTATAATGGGACCGGGGTTACTATTACTGGCGTAGTCACCAGCGGCATCCCATCGTTAGTCGTTTCCCAAACCTGGTTTGGTCCAGCCAGCACAAATTACAGTGGCGTAATCTTTAACTATATTGATCCTAGCTCCGCCCTCTCTTCGAGCAAGATGCTTGATTTGCAGATCAACGGTACGTCACAGTTTTACGTTTCAAAGAATGGCACTACGACATCTTCCTACTTTGTCACTGCAAATGCAAGTAGTGCCGGTTTTTATGCTAGAAGCAATACCTCTCCACAATTCTCGTTAGGCGCTTCTGACGATGTGGTGCTGACTCGTGATGCCGCCAATACTCTTGCCTTACGCAATGGGTCTGGTGTCCCACAAGCGTTACGCATTTACAATAGTTACACTGGCACTAATGATGAATATGTTACCCTGCGCTTTTCCGGTAATATTGCTCAACTAAGCACGATTAATAATGGTGGATTAGGTAGATCTTTAACGATTGGTACTAGTGGCGTTCCTCGTATTACGCTTGCTCCAAGTGGTGCCATTACTTTTAATCAAGCCTACACTTTTCCGACTGACTTAGGAACGTCTGGTCAAGTTCTTTACAACAATGGTGGCGGCGTAATTAAGTGGGGGAATGTAAGTGGTGTTGCTGGTGGTGGAGCGGGAAGTAGTGGCGTTACATCTCTTTCTCTAAGCCTAACTGGTGGCGGAACTCATGCCGATCCTACAACGGCTGTCAACCTTGTTTACAACAACAGTTCTGGCACCAATACTATCGATTTTCGCCCACTCATTTACTTTAACTTTGGGCAGGCTGGCACACTGTCAGCCGAAAGCGCTATTGTTGATCAGCCACGATTTATTGTGCCTGAAGGTTTCCAGATTGAAATCTGCAAAGCTTATCTAACGATTGGTTCTCCAGGTGATGATGTCACTACAGTACAACTCCAAAAATATACTCCGACGACGGATTGCACGGAACCGTCAACTGATGGGACCCCGTTCTCAAAAGATATTTCTGGGGGATGTACATGGGTAGAGTGGGTAGAGGTCGAAGGTATGACGCTCAGCTCATTAGCTCAACTTAACTTTAGAGTTTTAACTCCGGGGACAAACGCAATGAACCTTGTTGCTCATTTGTGGGCACGAGTCACAGTTTGCTACGCACCATAATGGCTAATCCTTTTTCCGGCTTAGTCTCGCCGCTTTTTAAACAGACCTTCAATAACATGATTGATGCTCTCCTGGAGGAGGGGGCGTGTACGGTACCATGCACGCTTGTTTTTGGAGGTCAAAAATTTGTCGCTTGCTCCAACTGTGCGGGCGGCATTTATGTGCCAGGGGGTCCGATCCCTTTCCCTAACGGGAAGATTTGTCCTCTTTGTAATAATAAGCCAATCCAAGTTGAGGAAACAGAAGAGGTACACATCGTTGTGCTTTTCGACTCAAAGAAGTGGCGAACGATGGCAACCCAGACATCGCCCAAAACTTTTAATGAGATGGCGGAAACTATGTGCCATATGACACTTTACCCAAAGATAAAGGCTGCCAAGCATATCATTCTTGATAATACTAACGAGCTTTATTCAAGGAACGTGTATAAGAGAATGGGTGAGCCGGAAGCTCTTGGGTTAGGCGATATGAGATATATTTTAACGCCGTGGGAGCGAGTTAATTAGTGCCCCTATTTAATAGAACTGATAGCAGAAAACTAGCTAAAGGCTTAATGACCCAGGTCAGACAGCGCTATCGTTCTACGTACCCACAAATTAAGGCGGCTGTTAAAGAGTTGTTTTCCGAAAAGTTGAGAGGACAGTTCTATATTAATGAAACTGTAGACTCTTGCATTAACGGGATTTTGAAGGCAGAGCTTGGTTTACAAGAGCCCGCTGCCTCTATGGAAGCTATTTTACTACGCATGTTAAGTACGCTCACTATTAATGTGACGGCACCTAAAGACCAGACTGGCGTGTTACGTATTACCGTTCAAGCTGTTAAGGACGACCTTAACGATCTCATCGGATTAGCGGCGGCAAGTCAAGACTGGACCGACAGAACTGGCTCCACCATTAAGGGCGAACCACTTCCATGGTTAGAATGGCTCTTAGTTGAAGGTAATAACGTTATTATACAAGACTACATCTTTCGCGGCGATAAACAGATCGGTCGTAGCGGCGAGAAGGCGATCATGCAAGAAGCTGAGGGCAAGTTTTGGAAAGTTCCCAAGCAATATCAGGGCACGTTAACTGATAACTTCATCCTAGATATTTTAACCAAAACAGAGAAAGAGATGAGGAAGAGTTTATGGGAAACTGTGCGCCCTGTAATAGCTCGGCTTTCTTAAGTTTTAACCGAGTTTGCCATTACGGAAAATCTAATATTATTAGGCGGCTTGAGGTCGGGCTTCGCTATTTCTATGAATGGGCTCTCTTAGGAATTGGGGCGTGGGCAGATGTTACTTACGATATGCCTACCTATGGCAGTGGGAATGCCTCATCTTTACGAGTGGCTAACTCTTACGGCTATTTAACTAATCAGGTTTGGGAAGGCTTTCGCACTAACTGGGTTTATGAGACGGGAGTTACCTATACTGATTATACTGGCGGGACTCACCAGCCGTTGCCCGTTAATGTTTATGTAGCTAACGTTCTACAACCTACTGGCAATTACAATATTAATTATAAGCTCGGTCAGGTCATTTTTAACTCAGTCCCGGCATCAACTAACGTTAAGGCTTCTTACTCCTTTAAGAATGTGCAGGTGTTATTGTCGGACGAGGTTCCGTGGTACCAGGAATTCCAGTATCAGAGCTGGACTCCAGATACTGACATGTTCACCCAAAATGATCGCGGCGACTGGTTTGTTGGCGGTAATCATCGCGTCCAATTCCCTTGTATCATTATACAGGCAGCCGCCAAGGGCACGAAGGAAGCAGCCCATTTAGGGGGCGCCATGGTTTATCGTGAGCAAGATGTTCAATTTCACATTCTCGCAGAGGATAGTATCATGCGGGACAATTTACTGGACTTAGTTTTATTACAAGGAGATCGCTGCATTCAGCTTTTTGACATTGATGCGGCGGCGGCGGCACTAGATATGCCACTTGATAATAACGGGCTGAGAGTCGGCAAGATGTACCCCTACCTCCTAGAGAATTACTGCTGGGCAAATACTCGTATTGAAAATGCCCGCATTACCTCAAAAACTTCGTACAATTGTGGGTTGCATGATGCCACGATTAAACACACTTATTCCGTATATTTCAGCAACCTTTGCTAGAAATGGTGTATTAAAAATACAGGAGATATAAAATATGGCAACAACTTGTGGTGGCATTAAGTGGCCCACGCAACAATTTGGTATAAAAAATGTCAGTGGGGCTGTTAATTATCAGTTCACCTGTGCGAATTTGCTTTCTGGCGTCCAGGCGGTTGGTATGAATGCCAACTTTGACCTTCAGCCCATTTTTACTTTTACCCAATCTGAAATTTATGAGTTGAACGAAGGTCTGCCTCAGATCGAAATGACGGTTAACCGCATTTTGGACGGAAGCTGCCCAACTTATTTGATGGCGTCTGTTGACGCCCCAAATCCGACGTTGTTCGGTCGAACTCCCTCCAAGTCTATTCTTGGCTTATCCATTTTCCCATGCACGTTGGATAGAGCGACGGGAACCCCGACCTCTATTCTAGCCGTTTCCGGTGCTCAGGTTAGCTCAATCGGCTATAACTTCGGTGTAGACGGTCCTTTCACGGAAGATGTTACTTTCGTCGCCAATAACATGATCTGGGATCAGACTAGCGTTAGCGGTCATAAGGGTTATGTTGGACAGAACCTTAGCTCACGATTCCTTGCCGATATTGCTACGCTGCAGTTTAGCGGTTGCAATGCAACGAATAATGCTACTCCTCGCGATCAAAACGTCGGCGTGGCTTTCCGAGAAGATTTGAAGTTCACCTTCGACAGCGCCTATGGTGTTGACTCGAACGGAGCTATTAAAGATCCCGATTCTACCATTCTACCGCCCGATATTTACGGCATTACATCTAGCGGAACGAATACATCTAACGTGCCCCTCCAATCGATTTCCGTAAGTGTAGACCTTAATCGAGAAGACATTAATATTCTTGGTAAGCGCGGTCCTCAGAACAGAACGATTACGCTGCCAATTCAGGTCAGCACTAATATCGATGTGACGAGCGATACTGACCACCTCGTTTCGGCAATTGAAGACGGTATTATCCGTACGACTGGATCTGGAACGTGCTTAACTTCACGGAACTTGATTAATCGTACGATTCGTATCGCAAGTTGCGAAGGGCTCCGAATTTACACGGGTCTCCGCAATAAATTGTTGAGCGTGTCGCGAAGCGGCGGTGATACTGGTGGTGGTAACGTAACGATTACTTACAGTTTCCAAACCTACAACACTTTCGTCGTGTTGCATGAACATGACCTTAACCCGTCTGGCGCTGGCTGGTGGGCGAGTCGTTCAACCTACCTTGCTGAGTAAGCAGGCTTTTAAAAAGACTTTGTTAGAGAATGAAAGATTTGATAGCTCATGTGCTCTCACCTTACAGACAGGTGAGGGTTTGGGGCAAGACTTATAAAGTCAAACAAAATATAAGTTGGGAGCTGCAAGAGGAGTCTCAAGCTCTCGTCGATTCAATCATTCACAAGCATCGTTTTGAACATTTACTGCGACGTAGCCAAGTAGAGCCCATCCTTCAACGGTTGGGCTTTTCTATTGAGGCGATGCCTGAGCTGGCAGATCGCATTAAATATTTAAAAAAAGAACTCTATAAGAAGTTTCCAGACCTCGTAGCCCAGCGACCTTATCGATCTCAGCTTTTGGGCGGTAAAAAGGAGCTGCTCTCTCTACATGCCGAGATTGGTTCACTTGACACGCACACGCTCGAATTCTTTGCTGAAAAGATGGGCTCCTTTCATTGTATTAAACATACTATTTTAAAGTGCCCGCGACATTTACGAAACGATTTCTCTTTTCTTGAGAACGCCTATTATGCGCTTTTACGGGAAACCGTATCAGTTGATAGACTAAGGGGGCTTGCTCGCAATGACTTTTGGCGTAGCGTTTGGTCTTCCAAAAAGATGGGAGCTTTTCGCCTCCACCCCCTAACTGAAGAGCAATTGGCTTTATCCAGCTATAGTCGTATGTATGATAATATTATGAATCATTCAGAGCCGCCCCCCCAGGCAGTAATTGATGACGATGATATGTTGGACGGGTGGCTCTTAATACAGCAGGAAGATCGGTCGAAAAAGAAGCAGCCTACTTATGGACATAAGATTGATAGCGCCAAAGAGATTTTTGTTATGGCACAAGGTCAAGATCACGCCAACAGTATTTATGAAATGAACGATCCAGAACAGCGTGCCATTCAGAACGTTCGTCAAAAACAATTAGGCATGCGAGGTCGAATAGAGTTCGGTCAATTTGCCGACGTACAAAGGAATATTCAGAATGCATCGCGATGACTTTAACGCTAAATATAAGCTAAAAAATGGTGTAGCTATTAGTATCAAAACTGTCATGATCGGGGCTCTTTCTATCTTTGAGAAATATTTTGCAAAGGAGATAGAGGAGAATCCTGAAAAATGGGAAGCTGCACGTAATGAAATTTTAGGGCGGGGGCATGAAAGTTTAGAAATTGCCTCTAACCATTTTAATCGGTTTTGTGTGAATTTTAAGAATTTTGTCAAAGACTCAGAAGGAGAATTTCAGAATGGCAAACCAAGAGACTTTCGAACTGGACGGCAAGACTTACAAGGTTAAGCTTCCTAACTCTAAACAGCGAGAAGAGGGCGAGCGAATTCATGCTCGGGCATTTGCTCTAGCACTTAAGAATGGCGGCTTCCTAGAGGGCAATATTTATAAGGTCGCTCGTGAGAACGGCTTGTGGGACGATCAAAAGGAAGCGGAGATGGCGGCTATTCGGCAAGAACTGTCCGACAAAGAGCGTATCCTCGAAGAGGGCGGCATCGAGCTAGAAGAGGCTGAGAAGGTAGCCAACGAGATGAAGGAGCTTCGCTATAAGCTGTTGGTTAGCAACTTTATTCTAGAAGAGATTCGTGCCCAGTCAGTTAATCGCAAGGCGGACTCTGCAAAGATTGATTACTTTGTAAGTTGTTGCACTTTTGATGAGCGAGATAAGCCCGTTTTTTCCAATTTGGACGATTATTACACTAGACAGAATGAGGACATCGTTGGCGTCGCTACGTTGGCTTTTTCTAAGATCTGGTACAACTATAACGAAAATACTTTTAAGTTTGCGGAAGATGAGTTCCTTGAAGAGTTTAACTTAGTTAAGCCCGCACCGGAGCCCGTTAAACGTAAACCTTTCTTAAAGGGTGGTGTTCCGGTAAATGGCGAGTAACCTAGATTTAGATCTTGTATTAAAACTAAAAAATGCTGATGCGATTGTTAGGGAGCTACAAAATAAGCTAAAAGGTTCTAACCTTCAGAACCTTGGCAATATTTCTCTCCCTAAGGGTTTCGCTAAAGATCTACAATCTATCGCCAGGGCGTTAGGAACATCTAAAAATATTTCTCAAGAGGCTAAGAAAGCTTTTAGTGACTTAGCTTCTACTGCAGGTAGAGCGGGCTCCAATATTAAGGGAGTGACGTCTGTCTTGGGAGCGTACTCTACCGCTATGACGGCGGCTAAACGGTCGCAAGAGCAGCTTAATAAGGAGCAGACTCGCAGCATCGGGCTATCTGAAGAGTTTGGTCGTCAGACGGGGTCCATCGCTAAGAGGTTCGGCGGCTTCCTCATTGCACAAGCAATCGTTAGACGGCTAGGCGAAGCCTTTAAGGAAGCGGCACGACAAGCTATTGATTTTGAGCGGGAAATCATTAAGCTTGCCCAATTTCAAAATACTACGATTGAGCAAGCTAAAAAGCTCGGCGACTTTGTTGAACAGTTATCATTTAAATTTGGCACAAGTTCTGAATCCCTAGTAAAAAGTGCTCAAATTCTAGCCCAGGCTGGTCGGTCGGCTGGTGAGATTAAGTCTATTTTGGCTGCTCTTGCACCCGCAACATTAACGGCGTCGTTCGAAGATCTTGGCGGGGCTACTGAATCGCTAAATGCCTTACTTGGTCAGTTTGATATTAGTGCATCTAAATCTACACAGGTTTTAGATGAGTTGAATGCGGTAGCAGAAGCTTTCAATGTTAGTATTGACGAGCTGTTTGACGGTCTAAAGAGAGCTGGTTCTACCTTCGCCGCTTTGTCGGGTGTTAAGGAGGGGATTACGCCCGGCACTCAAGCGTTGAGGGAATACGCCGCCTTATTCACTACTGTCATTGACACGACTCGTGAAGGTGCCGACACAATTGGTACAGCCCTTAAGACCATTTTGCCTCGTTTACAGCGTGGTGAAACTCAGCAGCTATTAAAGAGCTTTGGTATTGACTTACTTAGCGATAAGGGAAAGTTCGTAGGTCCACTAGAAGCCTTCAAGCGGATTAGCGAGGGCTTGAAAGATATTAGTGCTCAAAGCCCCGCCTTCTCCAAGATTGTGGAAGAGTTGGGTGGTAGCCGCCAATTCGGTAGAGTGTTACCACTCTTAGAAGAACAAACTAAAATACAGCGTGCTATAGAGATCGCTAATAATGCGAAGGGCTCAGTTTATGAAGATGCGGAACTTGCCCAACAGTCTTTACAAGTACAAATTCAGAAAACGATTGAACGATTTAAGGAATTGTTGCGTGAGTTAACTGGCACGTCTACCTTTAAAGCTTTAGCCGCTTCCTTCTTAGGTCTAGCAAACTCCGCCATCACATTAGCGAATTCTTTAAAAGAATTATTGCCGCTTATTACATTGTTTGCAACTGCACAAGTTCTAACGAAGATCCCACCTTTCTCTCGCGGGTTTTCTCAAGGTATTGGATTCTCACGTAGAGCGACGTCCAATCCGTCAACTGGCTTTAGCAATGGTGGTATTGCAGCTAAGGTTACTCCCGGCGAAATGATCTTCAGTGCGGCAGCCGTCAAAAGAGAGGGGCGTAGTACACTCGATTATTATAATAAGACGGGTGACCCTTCGCGACTTAAAAGTCTTGCTGGCACCTACATTGTCCCAGGTACCGGCAACTCTGATACTGTAAATATGACATTAGAAGATGGCAGCTATGTCATTAAGAAGTCTAGTGTTAACAGATCGCGACGCGGCTTTAATATGGGTGGGCATGCAGCCAAGAGACAGTACTATCAAGACGGTGGAAGCACAAATAAAGATCCTATTCAATTTTTATTAGATTCTTTAAATAAAAAAGCTAAGTCGGGTCAAGCCGCATTATTTATAGATAATAATAAACAGGTCACTGCAATGGTTAAGCAATTGCAACAAATCGCAAAGGCAGCCAATGTACAACTTGCTTTCTTTAAGGGATCAAAAAGTATCTTTGGAGCCGCTAATAGTAAAGGCATTTTACTTAACAGTAATCTTACAGAAAATCCTGGTGGCGTAAAAAATCTATTAACAACTTTCTTGCATGAATTAACTCATGCACTACAAATAGATAATACGGACACTAAAGTGCCATCATATGTCGCTCGTCAAGGAGTTAGGGAGTACGAAAAAGCAAACGGTAGAACTTTATCTCCAATAGAGGCTATGCGAGAATCGCGAGCTAAAGTTTTTAATCTAAACACTGTCTCCCCCTTTGTCAGTAAAAAAGATGCACAGAATACCTTAGATTATTTAGCGTCGTCTAACTCTGGTAATATTAGAGAGAGATTAAAAGCAAAACTAGAAGGTGCCGCTAAAAGAATCGATGATGATTATCTCGCTAAAGCACGACGTCGAGTTAATCAGATTGATGCAAGACTACAAAGGTCAGGTGGGGGGTCTCTATCTGCTGAAGCTCGCCAATCGCTACAGACCACTATAGCGGATCGGCTAATTGCTAGGCGAGGCGGCTTTCAAGAGGGGGCGTCTTCGCCGATTTCTTTATCTGGACCGAATCAGCCGATCTTTACCTCTTCAAATGCTGGGATGACAGAAAGATTTGTAAGTGGGGCACGCGGAGCCGCTCAAAATACTCGCGCCTTTTTCAGGCGTCCAATCTCCAATGAAACCTTTGGTAAAATCCAGACTGGCTCGTTCGCTTTAGCTTTAGCTGGCGGGCAGTTTGCTAACTCGCAAACGGAGACTGGTCAACAAATTGGAGGCGCTCTGACGGGAGCATCTATTGGACTACAGTCTTCGCTATTAACAGCTAATCCGCTGATCATCGCCTTCGCTACTCTTTCGGCTGCCGCTATAGGGGCTGCTTCTGCTCTAAAAGAATTTAGGCTTCAACAACAAAATAAAAGAGACAGTAGTGCTGTAGAACGCTTCTCGCAAGGTAAAGCGAGTTTAAGCGAAATTGACGCTGCCCTTGCTCAGTCAACGGCATTCGGCTTTAAAGATAAGCCTCTAAAAAAAGGAGCTTTTGCTTCTTTAAATGTTTCATCTAAGCCAGAATTAGCCGACGCTTTTCGCAACACATCGCTTGGCGAAAGATCAAAAGTTTTTTTTAGTCTAGACGGTTTATTATCTGAGTCTTCTAGCTCAATCAACGTGGCAAAAGCTGCACGAGCTAAAGAGTTGGAGCGTGTTCGAGGTAATTTTGCTGTAGCTTCTGAATCTCAAGCCGATTTAGTCCGCGAAAAAGTAGTACGCTCAATTCGTGCTGGTGCGCCTATCAGTAATGAGGCGTTAATAGCTAAATTTACAAAAGATCCAGCTCAAGCGCGCCTGCTTGCACTTCAAAATAAGGCTTTAAAAGATCCACGCCAATTAAATATTGATAAACAAGCTGTAGATCTTGCTGCCGGAGCAATACGCCAACTTGCTGATGAGACGCGCGACCTTAATAAGCCAATGGGCGAGTTATCGAAAAAAATAGCTGATGCCGCAAAAAGCTCAATCTTATTATTTACAGCTTTTGATCGTATTAATAGTGGCTTAACTACTCTAAGTGCTGTCTTATCGCAAACTGATCAAGCAATTGAGGCTACATTATCTGGAGGAATCACCAATAAGACGTCGATCAACAATTTTGCAAATCCGTTTGGAGTAGGTCGCCAAGTTTTTGGTGACTCTATTAATAATCTGGCATCTCAACTTGGCATTAATGAGTTACAAAATCCCGGCTTTCAGGCGGCGGCTCAAGCTGCTATGATGGCTAATTTAATTAAGACTGAACTTCCCACATTACTTAATGATGCATCTGCAAATTCACCTTTAGATACGACGATCAGTCAAACGCTGACAAAAGCCCTGCCAACGGTTTTGACGCCTCAGCTCCGCGAATACTTTTCCGGTATTATCGCAACCAATTTTGAGGGGGAGCAAGATAGGTCCGTTAAAGGACTTAGCGAGCAGGAAATTGAGGCGATTGTACAAAAATTTGGCGGTGCTGCCGGTGTAGGAAAAGACATATTATCGACAGTCCAGGAGTTGGCGAATCAAAATATTGTTCGTCAAAATCAGCAAGCGGCTTCGTTAGCTGGAGCCAGATTAGATGTTGCCCGTCAACAGATTGGATTGAACCAGCTTGATACACGACGGCAAGTAACCGCCTCTGAAATTTTGGGAACAAGATCCCCGCTCGCCGATAGGGGTGCAGCCATCGCCTCTTTACGTGGTGACGCTGCCACAATTCTACGTGGTCAGCCTAACTCTGCCGACATCAGAACTCGTCTTGCCGAAATTAATAAGACTGGCGTTACCGCTGAAAACGTGACTGAATTTACCCGCCTAACAGAGGCTCTCAAATTATTGAGCACGGATACTCGCGTACTTGACGCTACGATGCAGAAAAATAATGAACTGAATCAAGCTCAGCAAGGCTCTCGCAACATAGCTGACCGTTTACTGGGGGGACCTCAGGAAATTGTAAAGTTCAATCAACAATTGGATGACTTCCGCAGAATAGCGGCGGGCGGAGATGTGGGCGGACCACGCGCCTTGGAAGCTTTAAATAATATGGAGCAGCTCTTACAAGCATTTACTCCAGAGCAATTTAAGAAAATTACCGGTATTTCCAAAGATGAGGGCGAACAAGCTTTAAGAAATATTAGGGGAGAACAGACAGGTCGCATACTCGGCGGTGAAGCGGGGGCTGCGATTATTGGAAATATTCGTGGAGACGGACGTAAAGCCCTAGTGGATGAAGCTAATCAAGCCTTTGAGGTTATGCGGCGGGCTAGCGAAATTCTTAAGGAGCAGAATGAGGTTCAACTGGCTAAATCTATAGAAATGATGGACGCTCAGCAAAAAGCTTTTACGGTTGGTATACAGGAAGCCTTCAATAATGCGTTTAACTCGCAAGGCAGCTTAGATCTACAGAAAGCTCTCAATAATTTTAGCAACTCTTTTGGCGGCGAGGGGGCGTCCGTTGAGATTACTGGCAAAACCGACGTCGTTGTCTCTTTCAATGGGGCAAATGGTGTATTCAAAGATATCCAGAAAGATTTAGAGGGGGCTATCGGAAGAATCGTGAACGAACAAATTAAGAGCGCTCTTAAGACAAATCAAGGAATTGCGGGAGCCAACTCTCCATAATGGCTGTTACAATGACTTATGGCGGGTATCAGTTTGAGCCCGTCCCACAGCTAACACTCTCCGTTAACCATGTGAGAGATGATGCGGGCAACCTCATCAATATCCAGCATGTTGCCAATCTTAATGGTAAGTTAGTATCTCTAGGTAGACCTAATCAGGGTGCGGCTGACCTTTTTGATCAGCAGAACGACCTACGAGCAGCTCTGGCAGATTGCGGTAACTGTAAACGACTCTATTTAGAGTGCGACGGCACCGTCCTTCTTAGCGCCTCTGCACAGCCCCGCAATTTAACTTTTAGCCCCACTTCCGACAACTGGGTCTTCACGACTGATTACTCTGTCGAATTTTACTGGAATGCCGTTAATGACTCTATTCTCATGGCGGCTACTGGCGTAGACCTATCATGTTTAAAGTGCTTAACGACTACTAGTGAAAGCTGGGACATCCAACAGCTAGAACCGCCCGCTATGTACGTGCCTACCGGTGTGTGCCCAACGGGTATCCCACAGATGTTAAATATTACACATACTGTGAGTGCTAAAGGGTATAACTGCTGCTTGCCAAGCGGGCAATATTTGCAGGGCTATCAAGTTGCCAAACAGTGGGTGGAAGATCGCATAGGTTTTTCTACCGCGATTTTGAATGATATCAGTGGTACGACTTTCCGACTAGATCCCGCTTTATTTGCCGCCTTCAATCATAATCGCCAAATCTCCATCAACAAGAGTGCCGGAGAGTATGCCGTTACCGAGACGTGGACGGTTATAGGAGATAGCGGGCTTAAACCATACCTTGAAGATTATACTGTAGAGCAGACGACAGATCAATCTAACAGATTTACCACCATCTCTATACAGGGAACAATCAATGGGCTGGAAACACGTAACTCGGTCCATACTTTGCTAACGAGCAAGTGGCAAAATGCGATGATTGGCTGGAGCGCGATTGAGCCGCAACTTTATTCGCGTGCTTCCTGCTTAGCTACTAATGCAACTTTACGCTGTCCGCTGAATACAAATCCTATTTCGACGTCAGTTTCTAAAAACCCATCGACTGGTACCGTCAACTATAACTATACGTACAATAGCAAAGTTCAGCTAGTTTCAGGCTCATTATCAGAAAGTGTAACTGTCTCTGACGCACTAAAAAGTTCCCAAATTATTGAGGTCGGCGTAATTGGTAGACGAGCCGGTCCTATCTTATATGATACCCGCCAAAACAATGCTCGCGAACGCAGCGTGAATATATCTATTATAATGGCTCAACCGACTGGCTGCTATACGTCGGGAACTTCGTGTGCTACCTTCCTGCCATTATTTTTAACCCCACCTACGGGTGGAGTGAACGCCTTGCTATGTTGTTTGGAACAAAATTTAAGCGGGGTAGCTGGCTCTTATTATTTAACGAATAACCAGCAAGACTGGGACCCAATTAATGGGCAGTATACTAGAAATGTGACATGGCGATGGACTGAACCGTGTGCGACTGCAACGGGACCATCTGGTTTCTGTGGTTAAGATTTAGGATTATAAAATGACTTGTTGCGATACTTTAACTGCACCTCCACAACAGACCTTATTTTTAGGGTGCTCCATCTCTAGCTTTAGTGCTAGTATGCAGTGGAATGCTGGACAAAGTGATTTAAGCGTCGTTCTTAGGGAAGATCAGTGTGCCGGACAAAGGGTGTGGTATACTACCGCCCTTAATGTTAGCAGCGGTGTAACTGCAGACCTTGGTTTTTTTGGAGAGAATCGCTATAGGAGAGCTTCGAACGGAACTGAATATAGTTCTTGCATAAAAGAAGATGCGGCTGATACACTTGTTCGTTCTGCTATAGATTTAGCTGGCACCCCCATCTATTTTCGACTGGGCAGCTTTGAATTTGCTGGTCTGTTATCAGATTGGACTAGAACCAATTCTCCCAATGACGCCCCCGAATACCGCGTTAAGATTGTTGATCCCCGCCTAATCCTTGAGGGCGTCCAACTTATTATTGGTGATTATACTGGATCGGTATCTGGAGTAGTAGATATCATTGATGGGGGAACCGGCTACCCACAAACCAACCTATTTAACATTTATGGGTTCCTCGAACAATTTGGATTAGTCTGCCCGTCTTACTCCCAGTGCTTGCCCGGCATTTATGCGGCTTCCTCATCGTGTCCTAACGCTGTTGATGGACCCCAATTCGGCACCCTAGTTGGTGGCTTTGGCGGCTCGCTCATCAACAATAATGGTATGCCTTATAATCATATCATAACGGGCTTTAATTATTTAGCGAATTCAGTACCTAATCTATCAAACCCATTTTCGCCTTACGGTCGGGTAGCTTTTCATACTACGACCATACCCGGCTCCCTAGCAGCTTCGGGCTGTGGCTTGATCGTCCAGGACAACTTCGGCGGCATCTACGCTAATAAGAATTTTTACTTCGTAGACCTGCGTGAATTACCATCCTTCCCCAGTACAGCCTATCGTTATGGCGGCACCTCGATGAGCTTGCTTGACTTGGTAAATCAGGCAAGTGAGGACCTCAACTTTGATTACTATTTTGAGTTATTGCCCATTAAGGATGCGGGACACACTTACAGTAATACTGATGTAGCAAAAGTTATTAAGCTGCGGACCACTCAAAGACAGGTACAGCCAGATCTTGATAAAATTTGCGAGTTTATCCAAGATTCAAACTGTGTCTTATCAAGTAGTGTGGGCGAAGAGCTTCGTAATGAAACGGTCTCTAAATTTCTGATCGGCGGCAATAAACAAACCATTTTCCAGATTGAGCAAAACACTAATCCTGACGGTGGATCTACATCTCAGATTACTAGTTTAGATTCAGCTCTTGGCGGAGCGCGTACGGACAGTGGCTGTAATCAAATAGATGATGTTATCATCCCATATTTTGGCACCGACTATAATGGAGACTTAATAGTCCCCTGCATTAGCGGAGACCCGTACTGGGGCGACATTTATTATTTTAGGGCACCGCTCTGGACAGTTCAGAGCGAGTTACAAACTTTGCACTTTTCTGGGCTGACTCACGCTATCATTACAGAAATTGAGCTGGTTGCCGCCCTTTCGTCTTATACAAGTTGGGAAAGCTATATTTATGCTGCCCATACAGATACTTGGAAAGCAATGCCAGCAGGTTCTGTAGCAAGTAAAGATATAGAGGCTATCGAGTTTCTAACCGAGGGACGTGCCCGTATACCACAAGATCTCTCTAATCCAAAGTTAAGTAAAATTAGAACAGACACTGATTCGCTTGCAACTCGCAAGATATCAGATATGAATGCTATTTACAATTGGGTTCGGTCTTATGCCTCAGATTATTATGGTAAAAAGTTTGCGGTGCGCGTTCCTTTTACTTGCGTAACCCTAGATTCGGATTCTTACCAGCCAATCATTAGCGAGAGCCCAACCAATGATGGCGGATGGAGTGAGGTAGGTAATATATTGGGCTTAACCAATAATGGACCGCTCACATTAGATAGCGATGACCCGCTCAACTTCTTCCGCAATGAAGAACAAAAAATTACCCCGTTTGTGAGAATTGATAATGCTGTCAATTTAGATGTATCTAATCTCCCTAAAGACTCTTTCTATATGATATGGGAGATCACTTCAGGTACGCCAGCTACTGGAAATGGACCACCTTCGGGAGCCCCAGGAAGCTCAATTTGCTATCAAGATAACTTGACGGGCATAATCTGGGTCTACTACTTTTCCGAATGGTTGCCTATTAACGAAGTTTGCATGCTTGGCGGACAAGGTGCCCCAGGCGGAGATTTGGTTGGAAGTTTAACTCAAGGGGAATTTTGCCCAGTTTATAAAGATTTAGATAGTCAAACTGTTTATATAGCGGGCGACTCTAATTACACAAGTCCAACAACGGTTACTGTTAGCGATTGGGACATACAAGCAACGATGTATTTGTATGTGAAAGTGAACGTTGAGGAGGAGTACGTTTATCACGATAAATCTAACTTCTTTGCCCCTCGTGTTATTGTGGAGTTGCCAGACTCTATTCCTATGGCAGATGATCAGGCGGCACACGTTCGACATGTAGAGGAGTCATTAAGGGCTTTAAATCGCAGAAAAGGTGGTACGAAAACTGATCAAGAGATCGCCGACATTAAAGACTCCCTCATGGTAAAAACGGGGGCAGACTCTAGCTGGATTGGCGGTGGTCGTTTTAGAGCCTTCATTGACGCTGCCGCTATTCCATTACAACATAAAACGCTCACATACGGTCCATGGTTTAATCCGACTATCGTTGGTAGGGTTGAGGTTATTAATGATCCCAACCTAGTGCCTTGGCGATATAACGGCATGGCAGGCTTAAACACGGCTGCCAATCACTTATGTAATGAATCTCGCGTATTCATGAGAAAGGGCGAACTGGGCTCCATCACAGTTGCAAGCGTTCCCACAATCCCCTTGGGAGCTGAATTAACGGCTATCAATGCTGGTTATTATGGGGCGGGCACCCATCTTGTAGAGAATAGAACGGGCAATTTATCGACGGCAAGCGGCTATGATTATAATGGCGCTTTGGTAAGTGAAGATTATTTAGGCATTAACTTTCCATCAACTTGGAATGGAACGTACGGACCCAACGTGACTGACATTAACGTTCAGGTAGACGTTAGCTCTTTCTCAACCACTTACAATATGAGAACGTTCGCTCCCCGGCGTGGGTTCTTCGAGCGGTTCAACGCTAATCGCATCCAGCAGTTTAGTACGAACCTATCTAAGATTGCCAAGCTGATGAGGGAAGAGGATGCTGCAAGAAAACGGCTCCGTAGCGTAATGAACGCAGGTAGCACTGTTAACGATAGTGAATGGCAACCTTTCCTTTATGATGAACAAAGAAAACCATCTACGACAGCCCCCGTCCTAGTCGGTGAGATCATTAGAAATAGCGACCCCAGAAGTGCCATTGCCGTCATGCCTCTCACTAGCTGCCAAACTGAGCTAGGTAGCGGCTTTGCCAAGAAAGCGTTCAGTAGCTGGGACGTCTTAATAAGACCGGTCTCACTAGATGGTGACGGCGGGCTACCTCGCTTTGCACGTTATGCGGGCACCAGCGGCGTTCTCCAAGATGATCTTATCCCCATGACTAACCCCTCTGGGAAGAATCGTAGCCACGTTGCACGAAATAGAACGGTTATTGGGGCGGCAAATCATATGGGTCACGATTTCGAGATCCTCGGTAGAAGTGGAGCTGATGCCAGTGGCTTGATGCATAAGCTTATTAGCGGGCAAGCTAAATATACTAATGACTATAGGTTTATGGCTCTTCGCGGTCCGCTAATCGTTAATGGGTGGGGCTTTGACACTGAGGGCTACCCAATTCCGAATGAGGTTGATAACGCCTTAGCGGCTAGTTCTGGCGTATACGAAACGGCTGGTCGGACAGATAAGTTCATGTCTGGTCACCTTCAACGTCCAGATACCTGGGTGACTGCCCCAGTTGATTTAAGGTTTGACCGCAATAGGGGCGTCTGGGTAGCGGGAAGCGGGACCACACCAGCCACACAAACGGCTGCCGCTAGAGACCCCATTGTTGTTTACTTGCAGAGCGATAGAAATAGTTGCTGTCTATGGAGCGGAATCCATAAAAGAGTGTTAAGTTACGAAGATAGTTTATGTTTACCTCTTGTAGAATATGAAGAGATTTTACTTTACAACCCATGTAATATTTTACAGAGCGGTAATTGTGTAGTTGCCCGCCCTATGGAAGGAAGCGGCACTTTATCTAGTGGATGTAACCCAGAAAATCTATCCATCTATCGTTTCTTAACTATGGCGACTGGTCCTGCCGATAAGACGCCGTGCGATTGTTGCTGTCCAACTAATGTGTCAGGACAAATCATTGAATTAAATATAGTTGAACCTAGCTGTATTACATCTAGCGGTCATCAACTTTATTATCAGACAGCTATTGAAAACCAAGGCTGGTTCCGAGACTGCAATGGAGATGATTATGCCGCCTTAGATATTAGCTTGCCCTTAGACGGCTTTGCTTTACAGTCAGGCACTTTTATTAATATTACAGTCGCCTATCCGGTAATCTTGGTAGCCCTAGATGGCTCCAGTCCAGACTCGCCCTGGTCCGGCACCTATTGGGCTCGCACTAGCTATAGTACGTGGACTTATCAAAGTTTATATGTGGAAGATGAATTCATCAGTGAAAAGCTTATTCCGGCGACCAATGTGACTTTGACTGGAGTGAACGGGCAAACTACTGTTTTAACCGATGATAGCGGAAATATAGTAACAGAGAATGTAACATTCCGTTATAAGGTATTTATACAATGTGACGATAGTGGTGGGGATGTAGCTCAAGTTAAACTATTCCATTTTACCCCACTCGGCTACCCCCTCAGTGGTATTATCGGTGATCACTTAAATATTATGTCGCAGGCTTATTGTGCGTTTAATAGAGCGGTTGCGAACTCTGCCTCATTAGATTTTGGATCTGGAAGTAGCTGCACTATTACCGTTGCGGCTGAGGATAGTGTTAATTATAACTTCTCCCCATTCATCTTACATTATTTTGGAATGTGTAAGTGCTCAGGCGTAAGTTATCCAGTCACTAGCTTCCCCGATATACCAGCGGAGTTTAATATTGCCCCCGCCTCTTGCTTACTCACCACATTAGAGCCCATTAGATTGGAATTCATATGGGACTAATCCTACGCTTCCTGCGTGAATATATAAAGTGGAATTTAGCCGGTAGACCGCTACGCACAGATCAAGAAATGGGGCGGATCTTCTCTATTTGTGAAGAGTGCCCCTTCTTTCAAAGGTATGCCCCTGGAGCCACCTTCGGTACGTGCGGGAAGTGTGGCTGCAATCTAGATAAAACCGATAAGGGGCGTAATAAAATAGCTTGGGGTACTACGAAGTGCCCAGAGAAGAAGTGGTAAATTCTGGCGGCACACCCTTGGTCTGAAACTCATTAAGCAACGACAATAGATTAATGCCGTCAGACTCCGTCAGATTAGTGAGCCCCGCGTCAAACTCTACAACGTCCACGCCAGCATGTGCGGCTAGGAACTTTTGCTTGTCAACCTCAAAGCGGTCGCAGAGCAAATTAATAGTCTTGACTTGCCGCTCGTTAATCTTCTTATAGTCGTTTTCACTCTCCAGCATTTCTTCATGAGTGTGAATCTTTAGATTGAGCAACATTTTTAGGGCACGCCCAATAGCTTTAGTTTCCGCCGTGGCTACTGGATGTTTATTGAATGGGCTCTTCGTGTTGTATTCGTACACGTCTGCTGAGCCAGAAAAATAGCCAACAAAATCTTCGGGACCATTGTTGACGTTTACGGTTGCTGTTACCGTAGCCGATCTATCTGTCGAAGTGGGCGCTTTGTGAATAGTGGTAGATATATTAACTGTCTGAAATAACAATCTTGCCACTCTCATCAAACCAGGAGCTGAAGGGAAACCGTCAATCATTTCATCTTTTTTGAGGAGGGAGAGGACAAACTCTTGCCATGCATCCGTATTATAAAGCGGACTAACAACTGCATCTCGCCACTCCTGTGTACCGACCTTAGGTTCAGATTCGTTCGACATCTATAATCCTTAATTCATTGGACAACGTAGGCAGAACATTTTTCAGTACCTCAAACATATTATAATGGTCTCGTTTATAGAGAGTACGCCTATGCTGTAACCGTATTATAGAAGCGCCCAGCCCCAATACAAGACCGTTTTTCTTCTCATCGGCTTGCATTTGACTTCTATAGTTATCAATCCCTAAATTGGTGGCAAAGTGGGAGGGACCGTCGATTTCAACAACACAATTGTATTCTGGTAAGTAAAAATCCACTTCCAGTTTAGTTCCAGGTAGCAAGCTCTTATAATGATGGATATATCTGATCTTGTGCTCATCAAACATTTTAGCGAGGGCGTGTTCAGCTTTACTTCCATAAAGAGAGGCATCTCGAATAGCTAAAGCCCCCTTACGGCGGAACTCTTCCTTATTCGGCATGTTCTCAAAATTCTCACGCTGAACATCGGCTCGCCGCTTTCTCTCCTCTTCTGAAAGCTTGCTCCACGCCTCATGCTGCTTCTTACCTAGATCTCGCTTATGTTCTTCACTCCAGGTTTTACCCTTCATATGAGGGTTAATTCTTTCAGAGTCATACCCAGCACGTAAACTTTCGCTCTTGCTAAGTACGGGGATATTTCTCTTATTGCAAAAACGCAGTAATCGTACAGCGTTTGTGTCTAGACGTCGAGCCAGCTCTCTCAAGGAGATTCTATTGTTACAATGCTCTTCGCGTAGAAAAGCGTCTAGCTCATCGTCCGAGAAGTCTTTTAATGTCCTCATAATTCCAATTTCTCACTAACTTCGGCTCTTTAAAGGTAGCTTTAACGAGCGGAGCAAAAGTGGGCTCGCAAGCTAATTCCATTGACGTTGCCGTTAAAACGTCCATTGCTGTAAATTGCTGGTTGTTCCAATCGATGTTGTTGATGTAAAAATACTTATCTTTAATCAAAGTATATTCGGTTAAATAGCGGGCGCTAAAGATGTCGCCAGCAATAATAGGTCCACGAAAGTCCCAAATGTTAAATGAGGGCAAAATCGCTATAGGTGAATGAACGTCTACTGGTCCAAAATTATTCAGGAATAAGACGACCTCTGTTTGTTTAGCCAGCCTAAATACTGATTCTACCCAAGGGAAGCTTAAATGATCTAAATATACGCCTATCACAGTGCGACTCCTATTAACTGTTCTAATTGCCCACAGAACTGACTATAACTTAAAATCTTTTCCTCATATTTATTGATGATAGATTTTGGTTTAGAGATCGTATCCTTAATCACCTGATTAATAGTGGCAGGCGTAAAGACCGGGACTTGTAAATTATTCTCAGTATCTGTAATGACTGTGCAGCCCAACTTTAATAGGTCAATTGCTTGCTTAAAGCCAAAATCAATACACACTTTAGCTGACTTGCATAGCTTCGACGACTCATCTGGAGATTGCACTCTGCCAATATAGCTAACGTGCGGCAATGCGATATTTCCAGCCGCCCTCCACGTAAAGCCATGCATAATAGGATCAATTACATTTAAACATTGAGCTTGGGACTCTTTCTCTAATGGATAAATGGATAGATAGAATGCGTCAACAGACAGCCCGCGATGAAAATAAGCTGGCGGAAAAAGTATAGTATCTGCTAAGTCCGGCAAGCTTTCAAACTTGAACTTCTTTTCAGCCTTACATTCCTCTGGCGCATCACATTTAATAAATAAATTAACTGCCTTAGCCGTTGCCCCAAACACTCTATATCCCATTTTGGAGGCGTCTGTAAAAAGTGCGACATCCGGCTTAAAATCTTTTAGATCTTGCTGGCTGGGGTCCCACCATAATACGTCATGGTGCCGATGAGTTAGAGCGTTGAAAAGCCCCACAATATCTCTATCTTGTGACTGCTGTATAGATATCTTCATAATGTAATTTCTGTAATCCTAAAACTTCAATTTCCTTCAAAATTTCTCGTAATGGTAATGGTCTAATCTGATATAGCCCATTTGGAAAAATTAACATATTTTCTTCTTCAATGCAGCCAAACCGTAAATCTTGATAGTTGATACGATTTGACAGCTCTTCAAAAAAGTTTGCAGGTAAAATAATAGGCGGCTTAACAAAAACGTAGAACTGGCTCTTATGTTGAACCATCATATTGTCTCGCCAATCCGTGGGCATATCTACGAACTCTTGATGAGACCATCGTGCTTTCAAGCCCGTCATCTTCATAATATCAAAGTTTATTTTTGTTTGTCCGCTAAAGTCTACGCCAACTATCTTTTGTGGCTGTAAAGTCTGCTTATTGAAGGTGAGAAGTGCCTGCCCAAAATTATCATAAATGGGGCTAGTTTCAATAAACACGTTATACTTAATCTTGACCTCTTCGTCTAAAAGATCTACTTTATCATCCATATCTTTGTCTGGATACCACTTGTCGGCTTCTCGCTTAAAATGACACATACGGCGGAAAATTCGCTCGCCATCACCGCCATAGAAAAATTCTTCCTCTTCCATATGACGTACAAGGCATCCGACCTGTTCTTTACCTTCATAATCAGCAAAGCAGCAGTTTTTACATGATGTTGTCGAGCTGTTTTGCGACTGACTCATAGCTGAATTTCTCCTTGATGTTATAAACTGAACTAGAGGCTAACTTATTATTATAAGCCATTCTCATTAATTCTTGTGCATGTAATACGTTAGGCTTCATCCACGTTTCCCACGATGTATATAGGAAGGGAACCGGGGGATATGCGGTAACACAGGGCATTTCCATAGAATCTACTTTAGCGATATTTAGCGCTGAATCAATAGCTCCAATGCCTTTTGTGCAGATTACTGGCTTTTCTTTATAGGCTGCATCAATTAAAGGGCGGCAGGTAGACTCACCATAACTGAGCGTTATAAAGCAATCACAGGTGTTATGGAGCTTAACCATATTTTCGTCAGATAGCCGATCTAGCAAAAAGATAACTTCTGGGTAATGATGTGGGTAGTCATACATCCTTGCCGTTGCCTTAACGTGCTGTAATAATTGTTGCACCTTCTGGTTGGCGATAATTGGATCTACGTTATTAGCTACACTCGTCTTAATGACTAAGACTGCATCATCTTCCTTGCGGAACTCTCTCCAAAAGGCAGTTAATAGATCAAATATATTTTTTCTATCTACTAACTCTCCGATAAAGTAAAAAGCGAATCTTTTATTGATAACTGAAGCTAAACCATCTAGCTGCCCGCTAACGTCCAATGCTTGAAAATCCATTGGCATGGGAACCACATGAATGGGCTTTGTAACTCCACTATCAACCAGATTAAGCTTTTCCTGCTCAGTGGCAACTACCAGCTCTTCCATTTCATTCATTCTATCGACCCAGCCAGTCTGCTCTAAATGGCGGGTTTCTGTAAAACAGGACCCCACATGTTTTCTTACATTAGGGAATCTTTCGAAGAATTGCGGTAAGCACTGCTGAAAATATACGTCCGGCACATCGCTTTCTAGTTGTGGAGGTATCCAGTCCGGCAGCTTATTTAATAGAACACTGCCTAGAACAATGGGCTGCACCTTAATTTCATGTGAAGTAAGGGTAAAAGCTTTAAGGTAATCTCTGGCGGCTTTGCCCCACCCGTCGTTTTGTGGGTACGTACTTTTAACAGCTACTTTCATGCTAGATAGTCCTCTGGCTGAATTTGCTCCAAACCGCATCGAACACGTTCGCACCAGTTCATATGTTCTACCATTCCTTTATATTTCTCAATAATACTTTGTGGAGTTACTGCAGCCATTGTTTTGCCTTTTAGCTCGTATTGGCAATTCAAAGACTTAATGTTAAGTAAGTTAAATACATTCCAGCTAATATCTGGGATATGCGAAGTCATAGCATGGATAAATTGAGTAACACTCATCTCGCCAGAAAGCTCTGGGAACGAATATTGTCTAAAAGAGGCTGTCCAGCTTCTCTTGGGCATATCCGCCTTATCTAAAGCCATAATCCACTTATCAATAATAAGTTGCCAAGTATATTTCTGTAACACTACAGCCCTACTATTTACTACCGGCTTACGTAGGGCGTGATCTACCATGACTTCTGCCCATAACTCAATATTTTGAGTAGCTCGCTTAGCGTCAATATTATGCTCAAGCGTCACGGCTGCTGGCTTAACTGGGGTCCCGCCAAACTCCCTTACTAGCTCTGACATTGCAGAATAATCGGTCGCCATAATGGGGATATTACTAGCGGCAGCCTCAATTTGAGGATAGCCCAGTCCCTCACAAGTACATGGCTGAACATAATAGTCCATTATATTATAGACCTCATTGAGTAATACGTCGGGAGGAGAAAAAATGACGTTAGGTGAGAATGCACTCATATCTTGACCTAGAGGAGAATAACATCTCTCCCCCTTGAATGTAGAAAAGAAAATACCATTCGTTTTTCTACAGTGGTAAGTGAAGAGCACCTTATTAATTACGCCATGCTCTAGCAGTAGTGGGATAAGGTTCCACCCCTGGTCTACAAAGCTCGTATGTAAAAGTAGATAGGACCGGGCGGCAATTTCTGGAGGAGCCATTTTCAAGTAAAGAGAAAAGCTCTCAATGATGTCGGGGAACCGCTTCCGCATTTGATTGCGGGCAACGAAACCAAAAATGATAGCATTTTCAGGTAAATTATACTTTCTGCGTAAAGCTGACTTATCAAGTGGGCGCATGATATTTGGGTCAATACCCATCCCAATAGAGCCAATAGCTGGTATATTTTGTTCTCGTAAATACTCTGCAGCCCAATCTGTGTACGTATACACGCTATCAGCTTTAGCGATGATTTGCAAGAAATCTGTCCGTTGAGGAAGAGAGTCAACTGTAGGAGATATCATCCAGTGATAGTATGGACGAAGTGGACACGTCTGTTCGTGAGCAAATTGCCAAGGATCAGCAGAGGAAACAACATGTGTTGGTTTATAGTGTAGGCAAACCTTATCCCATCTCCATACGCCATATTCATTGAATGGATTTGACGCAAACTCCTTGAAGCGGGGATCTGTTGGTTGAACGTTTGTCGGGTAATATTTCCAGGGGACTTTATCTTTTTGTGAAATGTCGCCGCCAAACCCTACTTCTGCCACTGACTCAAAAAGACCTGAATCCATCAAGCCCTTTAGGAGGTTCCTCTTGTAAACAGCGAATCCGCTATTTGCAGTTGAGGTATCACCTCCGATGATGATACGTTTTCCCATTACTAGATCTGTTGAATCCTATTAATTAATAGCGAGCCTTCTCGCCCCTTATTGCCTCGCGAGCCCATTACGAGGACTTTATTGCCTTGAAAAAGTTTAGAGCGAAACTCTAACCACACTTCAGGAAATGCGGTCGCGCTCAGCTTTTGGGTCCCATCTTTCAGTTCTATAAAAGCCATTTCTCTACCAGCATCTTTACCTTTGGTAAGATACAACTTAACATTATTGATTGTAGCAGCAATTCTGTATTCGTCAAGCTTTTTCTTTTCAAGAAACTCTTCACATGTACAGTTTGCAACTTCTCCCCCGTCTACCTCTGAGCAGGTGAAGGCGTATCCTAAAAAGTGGTTTTCCCACTCAAATAATTTGCTCTTAGGGTCCATCATAGAAATCGGCGGCTTTTCTAGCTGGCTGGCAATCTGCATAACTTTATTTAAGGTGACCTGGGTAGCGCAAAGCTTGCCCTTCCCCTTACCCATATGAGCGACCTCTCTTAAGGCATCTAAAAACGACCCTTTATAATCTCTGACAAATTCCTTAATGCCCTCATTGAGCTTACCAAATTTATCTGATTCATACAGCATTTTTGTGCGGGTCTTACCAATGTAGTCGATAGCTCCGCTCTTTATTAGAGCCTCTGCCGCGTCTGATGAGGTATGGTCTAAATGCCACATCATTTCATTCCAAGTGCTGCCGCTGCTGGCAATATATTCATGTCCATTAAAGGACTCCCAGAATTTAGCCAATTTGGTAGCCCCGACACTTTTAATGCGGGCTAGACCAAAATGAATCGTACCTTTCTCAAGTGAGAAATCTGCATTGCGCACCCTCAGGTCCGGCTTTACAATCTTCACTTTAAAATTTAAGGCATCATCTATAACGGCACCAATATCTTCAATAGTCTTAGCGTGCTCTAGTTCAGATAGGAAAAATACGCGGGGAAAATGAGCTTTTGGATAAGCTGAGAAATAGAGGGCGTCCAGAGAATAGGCAAGCGAATGGCTTTTATTAAAACTGTAACGTTGCCCCGCCTCGATAATAGAAAATATAGCTTCTGCCTCCTCTTGGGTCAGCTTTGCATGAGATTTACACCCGTCTATGAATTTATTTTTAAACTTAGCCATTAGTTCTGGCAGTTTCTTAGCACATGCCTTTAGTAGGGCGTAAGACTCACTTCCATTAAACCCCGCCAACTCCGTAGCGATCTTCATGTAGTCTTCTTGGTAGAGTCCTAAGCCGTACCCATCTTTTAGAATTTCTGACAAACTAGGGTGAATTGGAACTACTGCATCCACCCCGTTCTTTCTGTCAATATAGTGCTTTTTAAGAGTTTTACCGTCCATTTCGGCATCTCCCACGCCGGGGCGGATAATAGAAATGACGTCGCTCAACTCTTCTTCCGTGATCGGTTTGCACTGATAGGCGGCATTCTGACCGAGAGGGGTCTCCAATTGGAAAACCCCTTTTGTCAAGCCGGTAGAAATAAGTCCCCAAATACGGGGGCATCTAATATTGGCTTTTTCCGGTTCGTAATTAACGCCAATGATCTCGCCATCTTTTTCGGCGACTTCCCATTGGCAACCACAATCAAACGTCTTTAAGTACCTGCGGACGCCATGTAACTCTTGGTGCGACTCGTTCATAAATTCCTAGAAACCTTTTAATAATGTCGGCACAGTCTATAACGTCTTTTTTAGCGTCGTGAGCACCAAATTTATCAATGCCGAAGAAGTCTCGCAAGCTATCTAAACTTAAGCTTTTTGGGCGATCATCAGCCCACATAAACCATTGGGTAGACAGATCTAGTAGGTCAACAACCTCATTTTCTCGCTTGCTAAATGGGATCTTCTTCTTGAATTTCTCATTATAGCGAGCTGTAATCGGTAGGTCAAATCCGCGAATGTTTTGTCCGCCAGCCATTGGGGTTTCGTCAAATTTACTACTTTTAGCATAACTCTTGACGTATTTATAGAATTCATCCCAAGCTTCCTTTTCTGGGACCCCTTGGAGCCATCGCTCGTGAACTTCACTTGCGGTACACCGCTGATGTTTAGAGTGCCACTCTATCGTTTGTTGATGAGCGGCAAAGTATCCTTCTTGATCAGCATCATCTGGACGAACATCTATATTAAAGACTTCGTCCACTAGAATGTCAAGATTCCTCAGGTCCATTGGGACTGCCGCTATCTGGACTATCCCCAATTGGTTGATCTTGTCCGGCGACCAGTCCGTCTCGTAATCGAACACTATCAAATAACGATTCCTGCTCATTCAAATCTTCTTTCTTTTTCTTTTTCTTGGGTTTATCAATCTTCTCAACGAACATCATGGTGGGGAACTCTCGCGCCTCACCTGTATGGCAGTTTTCGCAAATCCCTTTACGCTTATCTTTTAGAATAAAATCGTTATCGCCAAGTCGGAAGTAATCTCCGACGTTTAACATACATAACCTAGGCTTCAAGTTTTTCTACCTCCTGATTGGCATCGAACGTTTTCTTGACATCTAAGTTTCCGTCAACATGAGCGTTATAAAGGATCTTGCAACAGCTCTTCTTAACGGGAACAACTTTGATCCAAGTCAGTCCGTCATATTTAAATTTTGCACCCAGAGCGATAGAACTAAAACGCACCATTTTTAAGTCTCCTTCTGATATAATCAGCTTTATCTAAGAGGTCCAACCCGAGTAAATCTAGCTTTACAAGCCCAAGCTTTTCAGCATCATCCATATTTACGCCAACGACATATCTGCCCGCTGAAACGTCCCATATGAGTGGGGCTTTCTTGTAGATCGGCTCGTTAGCTAGAGCGTAAGCACTCGCATGGCGCCCCCTACCTTGGATAACCTTATCTATCGCGATGGCGGCTTGAAACTCTTGACCGTACGGTCCATCAAATTCCTTGCTACACCACTGGGCAAATTCTTCCATATTATTAATACACCACAGAATGAGAGAGTCGGTGCCTGTCTCATCCTTCTGGACCTTCAGCTCTGGGGCGATTTTTGCCTCGGGAGGCATTTTCTTCGTGATAAAATTCTGTTCAGAAGCATCAACCCCTAGTGCCCTAAATACCGTTTTGAGACCAGCCGCCCCTTTTAATGTGTTAAATGTGGCAAGTTGAGCGAATCTCTCTGGTCCATACTTACTCTCGATATAAGCGATAATGTCATCTCGTTTAGATGGGGGGACGTCCGTATCGATATCTGGCAACCCGCCACGGTCGGCGCTATAAAACCGCTCAAATAGGAGGTTATACTTGATGGGGTCCACATTAGTGATCCCAGTTAAATAAGATGTTAGGCAGCCCCCAGCACTTCCTCGTCCCACCCCCACGAGAATGCCTTGAGACTTAGCCCACCTAATAATGTCCTGCATAATGACGAAATAGCCAGAAATATCGGCTTTAGCTATGACGTCTAACTCTAGCTTAATCCGATCAATATATTCTTGAGAATTCAGCCCCTTCGACTTATAGCCGTCACGGCAAAGCTGTCGCAAATAATCTTCCTGGCTAACCCCCTTTGGCGTGTCGAAGTGGGGCAGCTCTTGCTTATATGTAATGGAAAACTCTTCGATCTGACTATAAATCTTGCCAGTATTATCAATCTCTTCCTGAGAGAGCCCCCGCGATCTAAGATCTTCCTCCGTTAGGATATAGTAAACATTCTCTGAGAATAAGCGATGCGACGACCCTTTGATTGTAGTCTTTAAATAGTTTGCAAATAAATATTGGTTGATGTGCCACTGGCTGGGTTTCAAATAATGGTTGGGGGAAATAGCAACCTTTGGGAGGCAGGACTTTCTTAATTCGTCAAATTTCTCGGGGTACGAGATCGGGTCCAGCCCAATGAAAACATCTCCCTTATCGCAATGACGCTCAAAGATGTCAACGAACTTATCTCTAATAACGACAATTAGGTTGCCGCGTAACCTCTGAATAAATTCAAAGGCGTCCATCCTGGGTCCCATTTTGTAGTTAGCTGGGTCATTTGCTTTATACACTATATATAATAGCTCTTCCCACCCAGCTTTATTTTTGGCATAGACGTTCACATACGTTTCCTCTTCTCCACCTATAAGCTTGAGCTGCATCCCTAGCATGGGCTTCAGACCCGCTTTCTTCATGGCAGAGTCGTATTTAACACACATAAATAATTGGTCTACATCAGCCAGCCCGATAGATAGATAGCCAGCTTCCTTAGCGAACTGTGCGACCTCGTCTGGGAAGATCTGAGAGACGAGTGGCGTGCCGTGTGTTAAACACATCAAGGGAACGTACATTGATCAATCCTTAAAACGGGATATCTGCGTCTAGCTCTTCATCAATTGCGACTGGAGTATCCTCTAGTGTCTTACGAGACACCTTTCCTCCTCCACCACCGCTAGAACCAGAAGATACCTTCTTATAGTCATTTACCTGAACGGTAAGGTATTGCTTGCTCTTATACTCCCGAAAATGGAGCGCGCCAGTTACGAACACTAGGTCTCCATCGCTCAAGATTTTGGCGGCAGTTTCACCTCTCTTGCCCCAGACTGACAAGGTCATCTCTACTGGATCGTCGCTGTCCTTGTAAGACCAAGCGTGAGTGGCTGATAGTTCTGTGACTGTACTAGAGCCTACCTCCCTCTCCTTCGCATTCCCATTAATCCTAAAAAGCCCATTAAATGAATTACACACTTTTAGCTCTCCCATTTTCTATTGTGGATTCTAGTCCACGGTAATCAAGAAAAACTTTAACGCTATCACAAACACATGCTTTACCATCTACATCGTCAAAATGTGGATTAGTGAGCTTTGTATGAGAAATATTTAAGTCAGAACGTCCCCAGCTCTCAAAATTAGTCTTCTTAAAGGGACACATATTACATTTCCAAGTATAGCGTGGCTGAGGCTTTCGCATACCCTTAATCCGAGAAATTGTTGCTTCAACCTTCTCCATCAAGTGAGATTCCTGTTCACGACTAAAGATATGTGTGAATGCCTTACCCACTTTAACAAACCAAAGATTTGCTACAATATCTTCTTCGTCTGGAAAATGGTGGCGTAGAGCCCAATAATACATGCAGAGCTGAGTATCGTAGATAAGGTGGGCTGTATCTTTTTCCTTATCGGTTGCCCAATCTTTTGTAGATGAGCCAAATTTATAATCAATAAAGTTCAGCGTGCCTCGCTTGTCTCGAAATACAAGATCGATAAAGCCGTTAAGCTGGATATTCCCCCCTTCAATTTCTCCATCTGTAAGGTAAGAGTATTTAGCCCAAGACTTATTAATCGGAAGAAAAAAGTCGCTCTCTGGCTGAATAACCTCTTTATGGTTTTCTGGAAAAAGGCGGTGAGCTTGAGCTTTACGTATATTTGAGCAAACTTCCCTATAGTCTTTATCTGTAAAAGTTAGGTGTGATTCAAGCTTCGTATAATATTCATAAATAATATCTGTCCATTTTTGGATATCGTAGTCAGCTTTAATGTCGCCAACTATTTCGTCCTCTAAATGGGTCAGCCCCCCTTGCCTAACTAATTTAGATTTAGCTATACACTCTAGTACATAATGGCAAATAGTGCCTAATACTGCCGCTCTACCTGATGGTTCGCGGTAACCTAATGTATATTGCAAAAACCACTTTAATTCGCAAGAGTCGAATGTATTAATCGAGCTTGCACTTAACTTTTTTAACTTAATCATTTAATCTTTGAAAAAACCTCTAGTTCCTTTAATGACTCATAAAGAGTGCGGTTCAAACAGCGGACATCTTCACAATTTTGATTATCCACGATAGCGTCCCATCTGTTAAAATCTACAAAACCGTTTTCGCTCGCATGCTCACCAGCATTTACCGGTACATGCTTATTTAAATAAATACAGAGACCGCCAGCCTCTTTAATTGCTGTCGCCTCATTATCGAATCGACAGTCGTAAACAATGGCGATCTTAGGGGCATCTCGCCGAATTTGGTTCATCAAATAATTGATCCAGCAGTTCGAATGGATTTTGCGACAAACTTCTGTGCCAAAATATTGAAGTATATCCCTGATTGACATATAGCCGGGCTCATGATAATAGACTGAGAACCCCTCATCTTTCATCCCGAGCAAGCTTTCTCTTTTCTCAACAAACTTTTTGGTGGCTTGAAAGAGGTCTTTTCTTGTCATAATGCCGGGCATATCTTGCCAGCGAATGTGCGTTAGCTTATTTTTATCGGCATCGCTACCGAACGCATCTTTAATATTTAGATTAAATAAATCACAAACGATATGTTTGAGACCATCTGCGAATCCATATAACTTAACAAATGATGGGGCAATATCGTTAACATGTACAGTTTTTCCATCTACTGAAATCGATCCATCTTCGTTAGATTTAAATTCTTCGACATAGCCATGGGTTACTAGATTAATGCCCGCAATAAAATTAGCTGAAGCGTTTTTCCCTGACTTAATTCTGCCGCCTATTCCGATAAGTCGGCTAGTATTGGCAAGACTCTCTCTTTGATGTGTTGAATCGGACATTCACCTAAATCCTCATAATCTATTTTTGGGATAATAATATTATATAAGCCCTTGAGCTTTTTTACAATTCGTGCTGTGGCATTTTTTCCAGCTTCTCCATTGTCCATAGCTAACACTAAATTAAGAACGCCATAATGGCTGAGTAGCCTCATTTGCTCAAAGCTAATTTCTGTTCCAAATAAGGCGAGCCCGCAATGAATGCCAGCCTCTTCCAATCGCCAGATGTTTCCGGGGCTTTCTACTAAAATACAGGTATTTGTTTTTTCTATATGTTTTTTAGCAAACCAGCTATTGTAAAGAGTTTTATTTCTTTCAAAGTTACTGTGGAGCCATTTAATCTTACTTTTTCCAGTAATATCTCGCCCCGTATATCCAACAGCGAACTCATATTCTTCATCATAAATCGGAGCTACACACCTATTGTAAAAATCAGACTTCTTATTAGTGCATAATCCTATATCGTATTTATCAAGAACTTCAGGCGTGTATCCTCGCCCCAAATAATAGTCTGCCGGAATATTTAGTCGCTTTCTAACCTGCTCTCTAGTCGCTTTAGGTGAATCTCTCTTATCATCTTTCAGGAAGAAGACGTTGTTAATGGAGTCAAACTCAATCTTGAATTTGCCACCTAGCAAATCATTGATAAACTGATGAGCCTCTCCAAAGGTAACTTCTTTACCAAGCTTTTTTTCAAGTAAGCAGCGTGTTAGCCCAAAAATTCCGGCGCCGTATTTCTCATGGCAGCCCAACGTGAAGCATCGCCACGCGCCACTTTCTTTATAAACAGAAAAAGCTGTTTCGTTATCCCCATCATGTATTGGACAATTACAGCTATATCTATTGATATATTCTTTTGGCTCAATATTAAACGCTTTAAAAATGGCGTCAATTGCTTTGCTGTAATCCATGTTTCTTTGCCAATCTCAACTCTTCAGAAAAAGCTACCTCTTCAATATAAGCGCAGTTACGGCGAGCATCACATGAAATATATTCGCCTGGGGGTAATCCTGGTCCATGCCTGCATACAAGAGGTGCAAGTTTAAAATTCCCACTTTCTATACCGTCTTCAGCGATTTCTTCCGCCGTTTTGGGTTTAAGGATTGAGAAGTTAGAGCAAAGCCAGATGATGCGATCTGACTGAGATACGGAAGCCACACTCTCTCGATCAAGCCCCTCGCGATTTAACTGCACAAAGCTAACAATGGGGATGTCGTACATGACCGCAAAAGCATGAAGCTTCGTCATCATAAACCCCATGAGCTGGTGCTCAGCTAGCTTATTGAGCCCCTCAGAATCCATCAACTTTAAGTAGTCGTAAACAATTACGCATGGGTTAGCTTTCCTATCAGATGTAACGCCCACCTTCTTAAAGAGCCACCGCCTCATAACGGCAACCTGCTCTTCGAATGAAAAGCCAGAAATACTTTTATAGTCGAGCGACTTACCTTTAGTAGCTAGATCTTCAGCCGCCTGTAGAACGTTGGAGGCTACCGATTCATCCTGACCAAAGCTCCCAGTCTCAATATCTCTAATAGAAGTTTTAGACTGGCAGGCAGTAAACCTCATTTGCTGGTCTTGCAGAGTCATTTCCGTGTCCAGATACAGTACTGGCAAACCCAACATGGCAATATTGCGAGACATGTTTAAGGCTAAACCTGACTTAAATCCCTTAGCGCGGGCTCCGATCATATTAATGGTGCCACCACGTAATCCGCCACCAATTGTAGCGTCCCATCTCTTAAAGCCAGTAGAGATTCCAGGCTGAGAGACTGGAGAAGCTTTAAGCTCTTGCAAGAGTGCTGTCAAGCCATCAGATAGAGATACGGGATCTTCATCCCTCTGATCAAGAATAGAGGAGAAGTTAAATACTTGATCTTCTGCAATAGATAAGATTTCGGTGATAGTTTCAGCTCCAGTAATGCCTAGGAGCTGTTCTTGTGCTACCTCCAACTTCTCAAACATTAGGCGGGCGATTTCCAGCTTGCGAATCTTCTGAGCAAACTTTCTTAGGTTAGCGGTCGAAGACTGAAAATCAATAATCTGCCTAATATGCTTGCTACATTCACTGCGATTAACGACCTGACCGATACCAAGCTCATGAGCTGCAGCCTGGAATGCCGCTATATCACATCGCTGGATCTTAGTAACCTCATAGCAATGTTTAATGCATAAATACATTAATTCATTATAACTTTCTCTGAAGCTTGTATTTCTGATAATGTCGCATACATCATAATATGCATCAATGCCGCCATTATAGATAGCTGAGAGTACAGCTTTTTCTGCCGCTGGGTTACTTAGAGATTCCATTATCGTCCTGTCGTACAACACTTATTACAGTAGTAAGCCGCTTCTTCCGTTTGTCCAGTTTCGTTACGATTCTTGAAAACTAAACCTCTGTCAATCCGATCCTTTTTTCCACACCGTTTACATTCTACGGTCACTAGGTTATTGGGTCTATCCCTTTCTGTGGGGGCTCGATTTGCCCACAATTTTTTGTCGGTCTCTACATCCTGCTTATTTGCATGAAAGAGGGGGCTATCTTCAAATTCATTAACATATTCGCCCTTCTTTCTTTTTTGAGTGGGGCGTGGCTCTTGTTTTTCTTGTGGATCTACAGATCGCTCTTCTTTCTTATAATGCTTACGACGAACCTTCTTTCGCTCCTCTTTTGCATTATTTCCAGCAATAGCTTGAATTAGCTTCTGCTGCTCTTCTGGGGAGAGTCCCTCGATGAGCTTTAAAATGTCGTCTTGATTATTCTTTGCCATATGCGCTCCTCATCAGTAAATCACTTAAATGATCAATAATCTTTGGTAGCCCCTCTAAATCTTGCATACGGATTTCCGCATGATTCTTAATTCTCAATAATTTAGATGCTGCCACATTCTCTCTAGCAATAGCCGCTATCTTCATTTCATCTTTAAAGATATGACGATAATTTTCCCATTCTCCAGCACAAATATTGGAGAGAGAGGCGTTGCAGAATTTTACGCGGGCTCGCTCTCTATTAAAAAGCCGCTGGATATACATGGAGTGCTGAGCAAGTTGCATAGCAATCTCCTCTCTATCATTGCGGCTTAAAGACTCAATATAATCTCTAGACATATTCCAATATGGAGACATGTCGTGAGAAAAATTTGGGAACTTTAGATTGTGGGCATTTTCATATTCGTCAAGAATTTTGTCCAACTGCTCGTCTAAGTTTGTCTGCCCACTGTTCGGCTGATTCATTATAAGCTAACTCCACATACCTAAATTCGTTAATCTCACACCACTCTTTTTTCAGCTCATCATTTAGTTTAGCTCTTCCGAATCGGTGCTTGTGACCGTGAAAATGGGGCACAAACTCATAATGCTGCTGTCCATGCACTTCAATAACCAAACATAATGTCGGAACATAAATATCTAGATAGAGATTTAGCCCCTTTTTAACTCTAACTGCTACTTCATCAATTGTAGCCATCCGTGGGAAAACTTCCTTCAACACTTCCTTAGCCTGTTGATGGAGCTTCGATTTTTCCCTAGTCTTACATTTTTTCTTTGAAATCTTCAGATCGTAAATGTTGCCATCAAGATCTTTAACTTCCAAGGCGTGCCTTCACTTCCTCTATGATAGCTTGAGCGATTGCGGGGTCTTCACGCATTTTTTCTATGAATTTTAGGTCACCTTGAGCCTTAAACTCGCCGAAGGAATACCATGACCCCTTCTTAGTAACGACTCCGGTATGTTCGCCCTGAGCTAAATCGAACCATTCAGCCATCTCATCTATACCAATGCCGTAGCGTAACCGACCGTCAATTGCTTGACCTGGAGGACCTAAGGCGGAGTTTTCGCACTCCCAATGGATTAGCTGACCTATTTGCTTTTTATTCGTGCCATCCACCTCTTCCCATGGAGAAGCCCATTTAGCCCACAACTTAAAGGAGTTTGCGTACTGGATCTTATTTCCTGAAGTCTCAGCTTTAGTAGCGTGACCGGGTCCAGTATTGGCGATATCGTGGGTAATGCCAATGCAGATATTGTCCGTAATATTTAAAATGGGTAAAGCTCTTTTACAGAACTTAGATAGTGTTAATGGCATAGAATCTCTCGTTCTCTCAGTGATATCGCCTATCGTGTTATCTTCAGACAACAACTGAGAAAAAGAGTCAAAGTATACTACACATTTTTCGTATTGTTGTAACTTTAAAAGCCCAATAGCAACGAATTCTTCTCCTGAAAGTGGGGCGCTAGCATCATTTGACTGAATCACCTCAAATTTCTCTGGAGATAGGTCTAGTCCAGGAATGGACTCTAGGTCGCGACGGGTAAGGCGTGCCTCAATGTTAAGGTATACAATCCTATACCCCTGCTCTTGAGCTTTCTTGGCAAAGTGCAGACAGGTGGTGGTCTTTCCAGCCTTATACTTACCACGAATGATAACTAAGCTTCCAGCCTGGATACCGCCCCCCAACATAGCGTCAATGGCAGGGCTTACAGAAATTAACGTTCGTTCCCTATCAATGATAGAAGCCGCACTAATTGTGGACTCTTCTACTCTCTTATATAATTTGTCTTTACTCATCTAAATTACTCAGTTTGCTCTTTCTATTAAATCTGCCTTGAGATGGTTGTTCAGCCACCTTAATATCCTTCTTCTCTATAGCGGAAGCCCTATTATTTACTTCGATCATTTTCTTTTCAAGGGCTTGTAATCGAAGAGAAAAGGCGTATGGAATCTCTTTGACGGCTGTAAGAATTACCTGCTCAGTATACTTTCTTACTAACTTATTAGCTAATAAGACCTGCATGGTAAAATACTGCTTCCATTCCTTGGAAGTTTCCCAGAACTGGTGAGGAAGGTCAATGTTATCAGCCTTTGCCTTCCTTCCACACATCATTTCAGCGAGATATTGAGCGAACGTTACAAATTTATCAGGAGAATATATGGACGGATAGCTACTTTTTTCTGTTTGGCGATTGGACATGGAAGACATAATCCGGTTGGTGTGCTCTTGCTCGTGCCTGTAAACTCTCACCTTTAGTAGAGGCGCCTTCGGTCATGACCGCTACGCCCTTTTCCCCGGACACTCCCTGCCTGATCATCAATTCGCGAGCGCCCACATTCCGCATCGCTTCATTGTAAATCTCGCTAACTTCAGCCGACCGCCCCTTAAATTTTTGCAGCGCTTTCTCAATCAGACGAAGAGCGTCTTCACCATGAATGCCAGCCTGACTCATTTTAGATAAGACTGCGTGATGATCGTAAGTAACATTATAGTCTTTAAGAGCTTTCTTCGTCTCTGTGTAAGCCTGCGTTTCTTTCCGTTTGGGGGCTGGCTCTTCTCGTGAGTTGTCAACTAGCTCTTTAAAGAATTTAGTTTTCTGCTCTTCCTCAAAGGTCTTAAGAAAGCTCTCAAGAAAGAGTTCTACAGAGCGGGAACTGTCGCTTCGCCCAACAGCCTCCTTAATCTCCTCGGTAGAAGCTCCAAGAAAGTGCATTCCAATGACAGTATACTTTTCCGTAAGTTTTAGTGGTCCTTTACTCATTAGGCGCTCCCCAAATCACGTCGTGCAATAATTAAAAAGTTTTGATTTCTAGTTTTTAAAAAGTGAGCATAATGACAAAAGGTCGTATACGCCACATTTGTATATTTCCAAACCGGAAGATTATTTTCCTGCCTGGAAGATGATGAAAGATGGTTGGTGTCAATAGGATTAAATAATTCACCGTTTCTATTGATCTTTAAATAATATCGGTGACCAACCTTTTTTGCACATGCAGTCTTGCGAGATTCAGCCTTTACCTTGGCTGAGTCGTAGATTGCCGGAATGTCATCATGCATATAATCATGCTCTCCACGAATGGTGAACACCACTTCTCTAACTGGCTTGTAATCAACAACCCCCTCTAGCTCTTTTTCCTTCTTTGGGGTGAAGACTGAAGATTCTACATCTTTAATGTTCAATCTCATATTTATCTTTCTTTTTCGGGTTCAGTGAATCTTGAATATCAGTTTTTTGATCTTCTGTCATCTTTTTTGAATTTTTATCAGCAAATGAGCCTAGCGTTTTTTGAGGCTCAATAAATCTTACTTTATCAGCTACGTAATCCCTTACCATTTTTTCCAAACATTGCGGGCAAAACTCCGGCTCTCCAGCCTTAGCCATCTCTTTAGAGATCTCAAAAGAAACTTCGCAATGCTCGCAGTTATATGTGTAAAGCGGCATTAAGTTGTAGCCTTTTTTGGAGTAAAGAGCCAGTTGCCAAGCTTCATTACATTATAAAATAGCATTAGGAGACCAAAAACTGCAAACCCTAATACTGTATTGATAATTCTCTTATCGTTATTCTTAAAGAAATCAGCTACTTGCACAAGCCCCCCATGAGCTACAATAATTTGCTGAGTATTGTTTTGAATGCCCAACAAGTTAATATTAATCTGGTTGATTCGCTCTCTAATATTTAGAATATTTTCTCCGAGAGCTTTTTGTTCAACTAGCAAGGCATTTTGCCGCTCACTGCACTCTCTTAGAGCGTCCAAGAGTGGTTGAGCTTGAGTTGCATTAACAACTTCTGGCTCTTGAGCGGAGGCGGTTAGCGGCAAAGCAAGGAAGCAAATCAATAGAATCTTCTTAATCATTTCTCTTATCTTTTCTAAAAATCTTAGCGGCTCCTCGCGTAATTCCTGTCTGCGCGTTATAACCAACATTAACCATGTTCTGGAAGCCGTAACCGGTCTTATTATATACTACAATACCGTCTTTTTGAAGCCTAATTACTTGATACTCGCCAGATTCTCCCATGGGGATCATCTCGCCTTGAGGATTAACCCACGTATCACTGTTCTCGATATAGATCAGATCTCCTGGCTTAAGATCTTCCCATGAAACCTCCTTATATAGCTTAGACTTTTTAGGGGGTCGAATAATATAAAAGATATGCCCACATTCGCACCTCTTTGTGGATGCGGGCAATCTCATTCCGCATGGGCAATCCTTATACCCACGTCCTCGATCAATGTCAGGACAATCCTTGTGACCAATCGCTTTATCCATTCTCTCACTTTATATTTTGGATTTTAGTGCAGATACGATAGATATGCTTATTACGCTGAATATCCTCTTCAGTCATTCTCACCTTGGCGACTTCTTCATCTTCCAATTGATCAAACATTTTAGCAAAAAAACATTGACCGTCAGGAACCTGATTCCGATCTCCAATCATGACCAATTTAGACTCTCGATCCATTCGGCTCAAAAAGAGTAAGATATCGTCCTTAGACGATTCCTGCACTTCCTCAGCGACTACGAAAGTTCTACGAAAAGAACGCCCGCGAATAATTGAGGCGGAAGTTAGTTCAATTACGTGAGACTTCCAGTATTTATCAAATTCCGCAGGACCTAAAAATTCCTTAAAGTATTCAGCGACTTGATCAAATAAGGCAAAGCCCTTCTCTTCCCAAGTTCCTGGAGCGAAACCAAATTCTTTAATGAGGTGGCGGGAATTCCTGACGAATACGATCTTATCTACTTTACCACCAAGCAGATATTGGCAAGCCATACCTACTGCGATAAACGTTTTGCCGGTTCCCCAAGGACTGTCGCATAGAATAAAGTCCTTCTCGTTAATAGCCTGAATAAAATCCTTTTGATTGGTAGTTCGCCCAACCACTTGTTTAAATTTGCTGGTCAAAGATGCATCTTTCGCTGATAAGTTATTTAAGAGTTTCTCGTAGCTTTTCCAGGACAACATCATCAATATTATCTAGATTAATATTTAATTTCCGAAACTCAGCGTAACCTATAAGCATTAAAATGACCCCCGCTGTTAACTGAAGATTTGCGGTACCAGCGAGTAAAGCACCGACGACGAACAGAGCGATAAATGCGAGTTTCATAAAACCCCTCCCCTAAAGTATACACCGGGCTTTTTGAAAAGCTAGTAGAAATTCTTTGTAAGCTTTTTTGGGCTCCCAACAATTAATTGTAACATTGAGAGTAGCTACATTCTCGTGAATTAGATATCCGCGTAACTTTAAGGATTCAGCATTCACCATCATTTTATCGATTTGCTTTACAAGTGGGTGGGAGAGATCTATGGGGAGATCAAGACCTTCCAGCATTACCTTGCTAATCCGGTTCTCCAGCTCGCCTATTGTTACAATTTCTCCGTTTGGCGGTAGAGCAACAGCATAATTTGCTTTACATGGTTTGACGTGGTCAATTGCGGTTAACCCCTCACATCCATCATGAATTAGGCAAGCCATTTGGACTTTTGGGTCTTTTGTGAGTCCCAAGCTAGCTTGCCAGCATAAGACTGAATGTTCAGCCGTACTGTAAAAATCCTCAAGATGCCCGCCAAACCTACAAGTATTGGATAGGCTTTTGGCTATATCCTTAATTTCAATATCAGAGGGGGATAACGCTAACGGGCAGATGACCTTACCAGTGTAGGTCCGAATTAAGGGCTTCATAGGAAACCAATACTAAAAGGAGGTGAAATATGATTAACAGGCTCAATACATCCTCTGGCTATTCCAGCTTTTCCTTCTTGGAAATACTGCTTTTGCATACCCAATACAAGATAACCTGCCCCGCGAGGAACCTTTCCCCCTAATGATTGCCAATAATCTATCATATTTGGTATTCTGCATATTTTATACATCGCACCATTTTTAGAGATATGAAAGTATGGCTCATTTTTTACGCACTCTGGAAACAGCTCAACAGGGGCAAGAATGGGTCCAAGATTATAGTTTAAGGCATGTCTAAAATAAGGGGCAACGGTTTTTAAATTAACTGGACGCTCATAACCTATATGTGGCTCGTGAACCTTTAAAAAAGCATATAGCTCTTCATTATAACATTTTCTTATGATTGCATCTAAACCGTACATATACCTCAGAGGATACAGCTAAACATGCTAAATCCTACTAGAAGTATAGACAACAAAATAGATAAAATCAAGGCTCCAACCAGCGTTTTTATTAATCTGGGAAAAAACCACAAACAGAAGAAGCTGATTATAAAAAGGAGCGGCAGGCTAAGCATTCAGCTCTTCCCAAATCTTCATCGTTTCCGGATAAAGCCCCATCATAATCTCTTTCATAGCCCAGGCAACCCGCTGAATTTCCCATTGGGCGTGTGGATGAAGGCGGAGTTTTAGAAAATGACAGGCATTATGCAAGCTGACCGTTCCATAGTACTGAGTGTACAGATTTTGTGGAAGAATCATGCGAGCCATTTCGCGGGCTACGCCAGCCTCAATCATTCGCTGATATCTAGCGTAGGATATCTCACAATGTTCGCGCACCATCCAGTCTAGCTCCTCCGACTGAAAATCTTCATCGCTCATCTGCTTGTTATTTTTGGACTGGGTTCGCCAGCAGGGCGGGTAATAGAATTGGATATCGTCTGATGTATACCGGCGTGAAATTTCATTCACCATCCAGGTTCTGTGACGATGATGTTGACTCCGCACAAACAGGGGCACGGTGAAGCGAAAACTAACGCAAACCTGCTCTAAAGGGCTCGTGTGTCCATTAACTAGCAAATAACGAATAAGCTTTCTATCTGCATCATCAAAGATTGTTTTATGTTTACCATAACTAACCCGCGCCGCATTTACTATGGTGAGGTCGGTCCCCATATGATCAATGAGTTCAACCTTACCAATACCGTCACCGTACAAATCAATTGATTGCATTAACATTTTCCCATAAAATTTCGTCGTGGTCGCATAATACCAATATAATATGCCTCAGCAAAGTGTAGCTCGCTTACATCAAACAGAAGGTAGCTTACCTGATCGGTAGGCAACAGTTTATGATGACCCAATCTCGCCCGCTTTTTTAGATTTATAGACTGCCCTACGTATTCGCATAATCTATCTGACCATAGAAAGTATATACCAGATTTCTCAGGCAAATTATCCCCATCGCGGCTTACTTGGACCTTAATATATGACACGTCAGGATATGGAACGTTACGAGTTTCTGGTACCGGAACAGATTGAAACTTAAGATACCTCTTCCGCTCTTTATGGGCTTGCTCCTTTTTTAGAGTATTGGCAACAAATTCTACTTGTGCGTTTGTCCGCAACATCTCTTTTTCCATTTTTTCGGCTTGCTCGATAGAAAACCCGCCATCTATTTTCACTAACCTTTCGTAAGCTTGATCGTTAATTTTCTTTAGCTGTTTCAAGAGATCCGGTCGTGGAGTTTGTGATTTGTTACAGAGCTTTATAATATTATTGATAGCTTTGGCTTGCTCGTAATTACTTAAGGTGACGATCGATCGCCTCGTCCCGTTTATAGTCGGAACAACTTCCCACACCACTCCGCAGGACTGTGCTCGCGCTCGAACGCTCATTCTTTAACCTCCCACTGCGAAGCCCCTTTCACTAGCCCGCCCAAATACTCTGGTGCTGTTTTAACCGCATTTACCGAGGTCCCCTCCTTGACATCAAATGGAACCTCAATTTCCTCATCGTCAATTACGACCACCTTCTTGCCGTCCTTCTCCCTGACGACGACCGTGGCTTCCTCAATATAGATTTTGGGGCTCGCACAATACGTTGTAATGATGCTACCTAGAAAGACTGAGCTAATGAAGGATAGTCCCGCCTTAAGTCGCTGGACAGTTCCCTCCTTGCCAGATTCCCTATAGGCGTCACGCACAGCCATAATACAAGTTACAATAGCCAGGGCGAAGAGAGCCCACCATAGAGCAATATTCACTTAACAAGTCCTACTATCCAAAGAACAGCCCGCCAAAAATATAACCGTATAGAAACGCTAGAATTACTGCCCAAATCATAGTGGAGATGGCGGGAATTGCACCCGCGTCCAAGCGACTGTGACCTTCTTTACCTATGGGCGTGTTCGGCTTCCCTTGCGGGACCAGTCGTTGTCGAATCTTTTTCATCCCCAGTCCATTCCAAGATTGCCTCTCCCTTATCGTTATGCTCATACTGGAGATAGCCTCGATCCAGCCCGCCCTTTTTCAAAGTATGATAGTTCTGCTTAATGTCAACAGAAAGGGAGAGAGCGATGGCAAAACCAAATAGGGCGCCTAAAGTAGCTCCAATAGTCGCCCCTAACATAAACGATCCTTTGGCTAGGGTAGCCTCTATCGCCATTCTTTCGTCAAGTCGAACTGACATCGGAAACCTTATTAATTACATAATTCCGGTAAGAAAGGACGCCGTCCACCATTCTATTTCCATAGTTTGTCCACTTCATTTGGCGGCGAGCCTTGAACATAGCTACAGAAACATTGGGAGCTTCTACTTGGCAAGACTCCCCATTCTTTTGATTAATAATATTATAGAGCATTAAACTGCCTTATTCTGAGATGCGTCCCATTTAGTCCAGCCGCTATCGGGCAGCCAGCTACCATCCTCAGCCTTTCTCTTCGGGAAGAGGGTTTCGCCCTTCTTATGACAACCGAAAGATAGACGGGCATGACAAGCACGACATCTCATTTCATAATACTTATCGTCATTGACGTCGCGTACAACGAGCTTAACATCGTCGCTTCCGCACTTTCCGCAGCTATGATCGAATACTTCTTGAATGTGGGAGACTTGCTCAAATAGATCTCGCTCGCTCTTTACATCTAATTCAAATAGTAGACCGCCCGCCTTAAACTTACAAACACTCACTTGGATTCTCCTGCAAAAATTAAACCAATATTAGCTAGGGCATAGCACATCCACACGAATGACCAAGCCCACCTACAATTATAGAGGTGGACTAGTGCCGTAGCAAGGTATAAAACAGCAACAATACTTGGCAATATGATAGCCAATTTAGACATCAAAGAACTCGCATTCTTCAGTGGCATAAGCCCGCATGAACCATTCCGGCTCTATGGGGTTATCCGTGAGGACCTCAAATACGAAATCGCTCGCTCCTTCCATTCCGCAAACCTCTGAGCTTGCTCCGCTTGCCTCATTTTCAGCGAAGTATAGCTCCCGGACGTCAAATAGTGACATGCTTCACCAAACCTTTCAACTAGTTCAGAAATCTTTTTAAAGTCTGGCGGAGTCTCACATTTAAACTCCACCTCTGAGTACTCCCTCCCGCGAAGGAAGGCGTATGCGAGTTGACTGTGGCGAGCCTCTTTACGGACGACCATAACGTGATGACCGCGAAGCTCACATTTCGTGGCGATATCTTTAATTTGATGAATAGCCTGTTTAATAATGCGGGCTTCGGCGGCGAGGCTTTTAATCTTTACTTTGAGGGCGAATTTCTTAGTTAGCACGGCTAACCTCCTTAAATTAAGTTTAGAAAATGAAACAGAGACACAAAAACTTAAAGTAAGGTTGGTGGAGGTTTACCAGTTATTAATTCACAAGAAATGGGTCATATATTATTCTACACCAAATGCCTCTACAGAGAGTCGAACTCTGATAAGTGCGGATTGAAAGCCGACTGCTCAAACCGTTGAGCGTTAGAGGCGAATTCTTCTATGAGATGCCAAGCTTCAGCAAAAACTTCATTCTTCCCATCCCTACTAATGGATATTGCAAAAGATGAAGTTTGTACAAAGTCAGAAAAAGGCACTATATAAATAGGTAAATCTTTATGGACAACGGCGGCAAAATCGAAGTCTCCATTTGCATATTTTTCAAGACCACTCCTATACCTATTATTGATCTGCCTTCCAGTTAAAGCTAGAAAAGCCCGCCTTGTCTTTGAAAAGTGAGCCGTCTTAACCTGCACTTTAATTAGTACGGACTTAATATCTAGGACAAGGTCGTAAGATAAAAAACCGCCCACTGGCTGGAGAACATTATATCCCCTTTTTAAGGCTTCTGTAGTCACTATATACTCTGAAGTGATTCCAATTTGGGATGCGTTAGCGGTCACCTGAAAAAGTCCAAAAAAATCCCCCAGCTTAACGTACTGGGGGTTGGCTTCCGCCACGTCATTGAGAGGACTGCGACTACTCTCTATGAATTAAAGTTTGCAATCACTGAAGGAGCGGTTGCATCAAAACCAACAATATCCAGGGAGCCTGGGTCGGACGGGTCGGCAATACTAAAGCCCGTAGCGGTCATGCCGCAGACGATTAGCTTCGCATTAATACCCATCTTATCCCGATACTGTTTTAGTGCCTGAATGGGATGCATGGTTCCCGACCACGTTTCGTTATCCGTATAGACGATGAAACAATCGACGGGAATCTTCTTCGCCAGGGCGTCTTGCATTGGCAATGAACAGTCCGTACGCCCCCAAGGGGTATTCGCAATAGTTTGCGTTACCGTTTGGAGATCCATTCCCTTCAGGAGGTTAATTGGCACCATCTTTCCATTAAAGCCAGCCGTATACGTAAATGGCTCCTTATTAATAGATACCATTGCCATCACACCAGCAGCCTCTCCTGGCGTTACATTAGACTTAGCCACGCCTCCGCCGAACATGGAGCCCGAGCAGTCAATGCCTAGATAAAATCGCCTGTTAGTAGGCTTCACATATTGGAAACACTTATAGAACGCATCATTCAGCGCTGAAAGCACCTGTTGATCTACCGTCCACGAGTTCGATCCAAGGAATCCGCGACCTTGACCGTACGTCTTCGTTGCAAGCAAAACGCTAAACGGATGAATGTGAGCCTTTTGGAGAGCGACCTCGTCCGACAATACACTAACCACTTTTCGGCTAGCTGCACTCATCGGGGTCAGTAGACCAACCTTGCTCATCTTACCCAGATTTTTAATCATAGCCGTCAAAGGCATCCGCTGTAGGAGGGCGTCCCAAACGGCAACATGGTTTAGATGCTCCGTAGGAATAACCTCCCGGACAAGCCGGTGCTGCTCAATCAGATCTACGACTCGGTTAATTGGCGCCGTCTTGATCTCTTCAACAACCTGCAAATATTGGTCAGCCTCGCTTTCAGTCGGCTCCCACTTATCTCGCTGGGCGACATACTTAGCCACATTATTAGTCGATGAATCGACAAACTTAGGGCGAGTTAGTCGCAGAACGTCTTTTTGGGACCAGCTATTTCGGTTATTGTACTTAGTAACCTGATAAGCCAAATCACTAGCCGACTTGCTCGTATACCAACTTTTAATAAGCTTACGTGCCGTCTTGCTGCCTCCAGTCAGATTTTTGCGATTCTCAGTAAACTCCATTAGATGGGTACCAATTCGCACAACCTTCAGGAAGGTCTCGCGTAACTCCGCTACAGTATAATCTATCGTCAGTAGTGATAGAGCAAAGATTGAGGGCGAAATCTTAGGAGCATCGTACGAAGCCCGCTCAATCTCCTTTAGGGTACGAGCAAGATCCGCCTTTGCACATCGTAGAACGACGTCCGCATTCTCTACGGTCATTTCTCGTTCTGAACAGTAGTAAGTCCCACCAGCATTGCCGAGGATGAGGAAGCGGGTTAGCTGATCCCAATCTGAGATTTGGAAAACATAGCCGCCCGCATTATTCTTAACCTGCTTCTTGCCCTGCATGGGCTGAGACTGCGGGGTAGCCTTTTGGAAAACGTGCTTAGCGTAAGTCATTTTAAAATCCTTAAAGTCTTAAAAATTAGGGCAAGTTAACATCAAAGGGTGTTTTTCAAAACCAATTTGATAACCCTCCGAAATTCAACCCTAAATAAGGGAAACTGAGGCAAGGTGGCAGAATGCAGTTTTTTCGCGCTTTACCACTAAGCTAATTGACCTTACGATCAATACCAGATTCGAACTGGTGACTCGCACTTAACAGGTGAGAACGCACTCCAATCAACCTCAGTTTGTATTAGTGGGGCAAGTTTGTATGCTGGTAACACGTCTTCACCCTTACCATTCGGGATACCGCCCTTTCGAGCGATGTTGGAATCGAACCAACTTTCAAAGATTTACAAGGTAACCCAACAAATCAACCCCATGTTTTGTGGAGGTAAATATACGATTCTAAGGTAGACATACTGACATACTCTCACCACTAAAGTAAGTGAGGTTCTGAGCTAAGCTCATGCGGTGCCCCCGCACTAAAATCTTCAACCTCCAAGCAACGGGCGAAGGATTCGCACCTCCAAAACTCACGATATCAGTGAGCGTCGCGCTAATGACAGACCCGTTAAAAAAATTAGAGGCAAGTAGTTGTCTGGACCGTTTCAATTGCAATGATAATCCAAACTATCAACCTCTAAGTTCTGCCCCCTGGACTTGAACCAGGACCGTTCCCCATGAACAAGAGAAGTGCTACCTTACACCAAAGCAGAATTCATTATATGGTCAACTACCATATTTGCAAGATGGTCAGCGGTCGCAATGACAGTTTTTATCGTCGCACTTTTTATCGGGCGAGCAAGTACAACCGTCTTTGCATGCGTCACATCCACACTTACAGTTTACAGGTCCGCAACCAAAAAGCAAGAGCGAGAAGAGGGAAAGGGCTGAAAAAATGAAAGATTTTCGGGTCATGAGAAGTCTCCTTTATTTATAGATACACCGTCCACGCGGTGAACGACAATAAACCTTTCCATGTCGGCATCGTTCACAGATGGGTCCCAATCTCTAGTTCGCCACCCCCCATAAGTCATGCCTTCTATTAAATCCCATCCATTCGTTAGAAATTGGACGTTCGTCCTAGCCTCCTCATCGGTCAGCCCGTCCACAATTCGACATTTTTCGTAGATGAACCAGGATTCGAATTCACTTAGAATGTGAAAAGGGTTCATACGTCGGTGTCCCATAATACTTTCTCGGAAAATCGCGAAAATCCAATGAAGACCCATTTTTAAAATAAAATCTATACATTAAATATCCGTTCACACATTCTATTGAGTATAGAATCGGCTTCCCCTTCCATAGGGACACTACGTATTTGTAGCGGTCAGGAACTGGATCGTTTGTACCAAACATTAATCTCATTAGAAGCCACATTTTACCACCTTTTAGGGTCAATCGGATAAGGAATCTCTACGCGGTCTCTGTTTACTACGACATTCCCAATGCAGGGATAGCCGCAATGCTCGTATGCAAACCAACCGTGATCTTCTACTTTCCAGTATGGAGTTGGGTCCTCTATATATTTAAGTACATAATAATAGACTTTTCTCTCAAGTCGTCCGGGGTCATCTTCACCCCAATCTTGGTCCCACACATACTCTATAGAGTAGGCTTTAGCGAAAATCACTTTGAACTCCTAAATGAGTGTTTATCAAACCCCTTCGCCTCTGCCATTGTTTTATCGTCAACGTGGGGAATTGGCGGCGGCAGCTTCTTATTCGCGAACCACATCATCAATTCTTGATAAGCTTTCTCCGGTGAAACCACCTTACCAAAACTGAAGTCTGCCAATTTTGGATTTTCATATGCCACCACTCTTTCGAGAATGCCTTTTTTAATCGAGAATTCCTTTTCAGTCAAGAGGACAATAATTGGGGTGTCTGACTTGTAATAAGTGTTGAGCGGCACAAACCACTGCTTATCCTGATGAAGATGCCACTTTCTTTTTGTTGCCTCAAAAAGGTGTCCCCAATCTTTTTTATCGTAAGAAACTCCATTCTCTGTTTTTGCAAAGTAATAGCGGTCGCCGCAAAACTCAATTACGCCTAGCGGGCTCATGTCTATATATTTTTTATCCCATCTTGGCACATATTTGGAATGCCAATAAGGCTCTCTCCCGTTTTGCTTTAGTTGGGTAGTAACTCGCTCATATATAAGCGTTTTATCTATGCCCGTCTTTCTCACATAATCATAATAATCGGTAAAGTTAGATTGAATGATCATTAGAGTGCCATTTTCAGGTTAGAGTAAAGGTCAATCGGATTAATCAAGGATAGCCCGGACATCGTCCCACAATTCATTTCAACAAGCACCCACTCGCCAGCTTCTGTCTCGGCGACGTCTAAAACGAAGAAGTTCGTATGAGCAGCAGCTATGACAGCGATTTGCTTGGCAAGGTTCGTGGCAGCGGCTGGCACACCTTCCGGTACGGTTTCAGCTATAGCCCAATAGAACGAGCTGGCTAACAGTTTATCTCCCAGGAAGAAGAAACGGTACTCGTTAGACATGGGCATGCCATTAATACCCTCTTCGAGCTTTTTCAGCGGGACGTATCGGCGATAAAGAATGCCTTGTGTCCCAATCATGCTATCAGCATACAGGTCAGCCCCGATCTCAACAGCCCTCCTGCGATTTTCCGCAAACATACTATTGTTCCATTGGAATTTGCGGGAGTTAGTCCGCCCCTTGACGACGTAGGCGATATCGGGTGGAGCCTTACTGATGGTGGATTCTGTCCAGGTCTCAAAGGTGTAGGAGCTAAGCTCGTTGTAATAATGAAAGTCCGCAATCCACTTATGCTCAGCATAAGAATTAATAAGGCGTCCTCCCAACCTACGTACATCTTTTTCTAGCTCGTCGTAGTATGGTAACGAACTATAGCGGGGAATCACTAGGCTGCCAGCTTCAATCTCCGTGCGGTACCTCACCGTGGGGAAATAAATAGAGGCGGCGTCGCACTCATCATCTTCAGCAAGACTGCTACGCAGTAAAATTTGAGCTTTCATATCTCTCCAAGGGCAGTTAAGACAACCTAAATGGCAGCAGGAGCCCCGACTAAGCAGAAACTCCCGACTTAGTGGCATCGCCCTAATTCGAAGGTCCTCATTACGCCATCAGCCGGCACCTCAATCCCTTTTAAAGGAAAGAAACGGCGATAAAACTGAATGTACCAAGGCTTGGCGGGAACTTGAATCTCCGCCTGTCTTCCATCTAGCTTTTCAGCCAAGTGTTCTTCACTAAAAGCCACTTGCCATTTTTGTTGACCAAGAATTCTAAAACGCCATACTCTCATTGATTAACCTTCCAATAAAGTAAAAAATTCGATCCGTTTACGTTCGTCGCCGCCGTTCCATGGTTGAGGGAACAATAAGGCATTGCCGCCGTGCTCCCTGAACTTCTCGACATTTTTCGGACTATCATCAATTAGGACAAGTCCTGATTTCGCCATCAACTCCTTACGGGAACCCACCATAACTTCACTTATTTTAATCTTAAAGTGGTGGTAGAGCCAGTCGAGCTTAGCTTGCACGCAGGTCGGGTCCATAGTTGGCGCCGTTGTAATTACAAAGTTATCTAAACCAATCATTTCAACTAGTGAAGCAGCCCAATCATAAGGCTTAAGATTGAACCAAAAATCATAGCCGGTTATTTTATCGTAGAACTCTAACGCGGATATCCCCCAGGACTCAAAAAAGTTCCACGTCAATTTAAATGGTTGTACCGCGAAATAGGCGGGTATAGTCATTTCAAACTGATGTACAAGAGGAGAAAAAATCTGTGCCGATATTTTGTTAGATGGGCGAAAATTAATTGTGCATGCAATTAGATTCATCTAAATCCCCATCCTTAAACCAAAAATGCCAGTAATTTACTTTCTTCCTTTTTAAAAGGATAAAGCCTTTAGATTTAATATAGTCTATAGCCAGCTCTTGGCTTGCAAAGAAAAGGTCGCTGGCTTCAAAACTAAAATCTCTCTTCCAAACTAGTCTACCCTTAGGGTATCTTTTTAGCGTGTAGAGATGTACCTGATAAAAATCAGATTGACCTGGGAGCCATATTGTATACAGATCTACCATGGCGGCAGTAACGTTCATAGATCCCCCTCTTCATATATATAAACGCTCTTAAATCGCCTTCTATTAAGGAGCGTTAAGTCAGCCTTAGAAGCTTGTTCCATAGCCCATTTTTTCTTTTTATAAAAAGGAAGAAGGGGAAACTGGCGTGAAGGAATTTTTGCCCACATAAGATGTCCAGATGCCCTAATCAATTTGTAAATATCCAACCAAAAAAAGTACTCTCCATCAGAACCTTTTCGTCGCCTAATGCGAGCTTTGTAAATATCCATTAGATTACCACGCACGCTCCACCGGCACAAGCAAGTTCGCCAGAAAGATCAGTATAGTCTTCCTCTTCTATAATTTTTGTCAAGTCCACATTGCTCAAACTTTGGAATAAACGGTTAAATTCTTCCTCAGAAATATCTTCGAAGGGAGCTTGCTTATAAGTGCCGCCATCGTAAGGAAGAACGCTGATACCATTATAGATATGACGGTTTTTCCACATCCATTCTCCAATCTCTTCCCATTCGTGGTCCTTAATGGAGACGGTGCAGCTTACATTATGTTGATTTGGACCATCAAAATGACCAGGAGATACCCACTCCTCCGAGAACCGCTTGACTCTAGCGAGCGTTTCTAATGGGGACTCTGTACGCAGGATTGATCCTGGAGGGGCTTTCTGTGGTACCCTAATAACGGCAGTATCATGCGGAGAGAAGAACTCATCTTCTACCAACTCTGGATGGTACATCACCATATAACTATATATAGCTTCGTTCTTACGTACACGAATAGATCTCAAATAATAATTAGCATGCCAAGCATGAACGCCAGAGGAACAGCCAAGCGTTAATGATGTGGTACCCGCTGGCTTTAGGCAAGTTTGACGTGCAGCCCTATTTATACCGAGTATATCTGCTAACCTAGCATTCTCTGCGGTTACAATGGTAGCAGCTTGAGTAAGGTCAAATGGAAGCACCTTCCCAGAACCAATGCCAGTCATTGACACCCCCATAAGAGCGTCCTTCTCGGTATTCTCTCTCCAACAATCGCGAAGATAATGGAAATCTGTATAAGAAGCTTGCAGCGTAGCAATGAATGCGGCGGCTTTCGCTCTCGCGTTTAAGTCTTCTTGCGATTCAATATCGCCAGCATTTATCTCTACGAGGTTACAAAATTGTGTTGGTCTTAGAGCGATTTCGCAGCAGTTAGAAACATTACATCCCCCTGTCCAATAAGTGTGAGAGGGACCGCTAACGGTAATATCAAAAACTTCCTCTTCACTGATAAAATCGACGCTTCTTATATCAAATGATAGCTTTGGTGATGTAGTTTCTACTATCTTAATTTTATCATTTTTATACTGCTGGATAAACCCGATGACCTTTATAAATTGTTCGCGATCTCCAGAGATGTTGACGTCGTACGACTCTTTACATGTATAGATCCCATTACTAAATTGAATATCTTTCGCCTTATTGGTAGTTAGGTACGATCTAATGCCAAGAGAAGATAGCATTATTTGCACTTGTTCAGCTTGTCGAGGCGAAGATGTTTTAAGAGAAATTCTATTTCTGACGACCGTACCATTGGCGGAGAATAACCCCCTTAAGAATCCAGCCATCTTGTTGCGGTTTCCAAAAAAGAACCTGTCTGGGACTTTAATGTTATACTTATAGTCAATTTCCTCATCTGTTATCGTAGTTGTAATTTCCCAGGCATAGTCAGCAATACCATCTCTTTTTTCACCAATCAGGTGAGAAATTTCACTTGAAAAATAATCTTCATCCTTACCACCAATATATAAAAGTTTCAAATTATTACTGGCTTTATGCATACTGCCATCGCCAATAACTAGCCCGTCCATTACATCTTGAGGGTCAATGATAGAGCTTGAGAAAAATGGACCAGCCAATCTATCAATCGACTCGGCTTCATTAACCTCTATTTTCTTCCTATCACTTACAACGCGGTGATTTTCAGTTCCATAAAAAACGCCAGCATTAGTGCGATAACTATATACCTTCTTAACACCTGTAGACCACTTCTTTGTTACGGTTACCCACCCATCTTCTGACCAGATTTGATCTCCCTCTTTGATTTGACCAATTGTGGATATTCCATCGCGAGTTAGTACCGTTGCCCAAGCTGGTTGACAAGGATTCACGCCCCAATTCGGATCATTCGTCCAGTAGATGCCCGGCTCTCCACTACCAGAATTCTTAACGATCTCCCAAAAGTCCAGAAAGTCCCGCTTGCGGGCAACGCCACGAATAAAGCAGGCAGAATTGTTGGCTCTAGCTCTTTGTGGGTTAGCGTCCCACCATGCCCCACTCTTACAGAAGAGCATTTCCTTATCATCTTTGGAAAACAAACAGATCAATGCGGCTCGCCGTATTCCGCCAGCTAAAACAGCATCAGCAATATGGCAAACAATGTCGTGTACCTCAATAGGCTTTAACTTTGTGCCGCGACCGCGATCTGCAATAGCATTTTCAAGAATGGATGTAATGTTAGCTACACACTTGCGGAGAGGCTCCGGTCCTGGGGCTTTACCTCCAGCCGTGATAAGGCGGGCTCCCTTAGGTCTAATGTCTCTAAAGTCAAAGTCTAGCTCTTTCTTACCATAGAAATAGCTCTCCATGAGGGCTTTGATTGCATCTGCCCACCCCTCAATAGAATCACCTACCAAAAATCGCTTCTTCCTTTGGCGACCTTCTGGCTTAAGAACTCCCTGCAAAATTGGCAGCTTTTCAACATGGGCACGCTGAACGGAATAGCCAACCCCCGTCCCGCCAAGCAAGAGGAACATAGTCTCCGCAAAAGCTTCAATGCAATCTATTGGTAGATATGCACAATTGTATATACGGCTAGGATTTACCTCGATTGGCTTGCCAGCGAATTGCATACTTCGCATGCTAGGCAAGACCTTCTTAGGTAAAACGAAATTTCTATAAACATCACGAATTTCGTCAGCTAGCTCGGGATGCTTCTTAATATGCATATTGGCATTGCGATTACATAGCTCATCCCAAGTCTCTCGCCGTTTTAGCTCTGGCAAGTAACGAGCATACTTCATATAAACAGTAATGTCCGACAAGATCTCTTGCGAAATATCCATTCTTTCTTTCTTCTCTTATATATTATTTTAATATGACATTGTATGACCCCTGTGGTACGACATAGATAGGACCGTTACCGAGATATAATTGGGGGTAGTTGTAGTTGGGGGTCAAATAATAAGATTGGCGGTAGGGTGCCGGATTTATTTGTTGTCTGGCGACTTGCCGCTCACGATACTGGCGAACTTCTGCCAGCCCCGGATAATAATTTTCCGCATAATTAAAACGAACCACAAGGGCGAAAACAATACCTTTAAAGATTGTCGTAACATATTTTCCCATCAATAAAATCTTTCAAGTGGTTAAGGGGGCGAAGGTCCCTATGTAGAAGTCGCGTGTTTAAATGTACACCCCTCGTAGAAGGTGTTACGGGGACTTTTTCAATTTCACTTCTAACATTATAACCAAGCAAACAAACTTGGGCAGACCAATGAACGGGAAAATCATAAACTATATATGAGCCAACGTAAACATCTTTTAATGGGTGAAATTTGCCCCCCTCAAATTCCCGACGCACAATCAAGTTCATCTGATAGTTACGATAAGCACATTTAACATCAATACTATGTCCATTAATTATAAAATCGGAATGGTCTCCACCCGGCTTATAAGATAGATCTAATGGGAGACCCGACCAAATAGAAAAAGCGGCTTCACCCAAAAGCCCAGTCCGTTGAACTTTAAATGGGTCGCTGCCGCTGTTAATAATGCCTTTGCCGTAAGATGTGCATTTTTTACCGCACGCCATCTGGCTGGACGCTCGCTTTACCCTCTCATAAAGGTCGCCATCAATCGAAATAAGGACGGATGATAAGTTGATCTTTCCCATACTCGACGTTTGCCCAACTGAAGAATGTTCGCGTATATTCATTATCTTGACTGATCACTATCCAGTTATGGCACGGGTAAAGAGACTCGCTTAGTCTCCACATATCAGCTTTGTTTATAGCGGGCAACTCTAAATATATCAGGTCATCTTCAGTTCTATCATTTAGAACAGTTTCGAAGTCCCAAGATGTAAAACGACAGGCTTGCTTCTTTAATAAAGCGTTGGCTGAACGAACATATCGTAATAATGTTTGTGGATTCCAAATATCTCCATCTTGCATGATTATCAATTTCTTGAGGGCGGTATCCGTCAACTCCTCTACATCACTCGGTATTCTCTTAAGAGAGGACAGTTCTGCGGAGAAGTAAGCGGTATCATACTGATGGGGCATATACTTACTAATTTTATTAGCAAACTTTCGTGGATGAACCAAGATCGTTCGCCAAAGTGAAGCTACGGCGGGGTCCGCATCGTTTACCCATACAAACTCAAATTTCCTGCCACGCAACGTGAGGAGGATCTCTGTGCTCGTATCCATAAATGGAATAATCAGGCGAGAGCCTTCCATTTGTTGTAGGTAGGACTCTACTTTCTTATAAAAGTATTTTGCTGCAAACATTAGTGTGTACTAAAAGATCCACTTCCATCCATTGTCACATACTCATTAACCTTGCTGCCGATATCCGCAAGAACATTATCTAGCTCATTAGCCCGCACTTTATAAGTTTTCCGGGCGTGCTTAATAAATTGAGCTACATGTTGAGTATCGTTTCCAAGTGAGCTAAAAAGTTCTTTCCAGTTGTTGTCAATCAACGTCTTCTTGTGGATCTTGAACATGCTTCTTTTTCGCTTTCTTTCGTAAATGTGTTCCGTTTCTGTTCCAGAATTCCCAAATATCATAACCATTCTCGGCAGCGTGCCGCTTCGCCTTAGGAACTCCATCAGCAGTATAAATTACATTACCCAAATTGTCTCGTTGTAAAACAGTAATTTCGAACATAAAAAAACCCTCCAAAGATAATTATACCTCTGGAGGGCTATTCTAACAAGCTTAAATTATATAATATAACTAAGCTGGGTCGCGTAGCCCCGTGTTATCGGGATTCGTTAGGTCTGCACTTTGCACCTTTGTTCCAATCGACATAACAACAGTTGGGTTATCATTTAGACCGTGATCAGCACTAAAGGTAACGTCCGTTGAAGTAATATCGCATTTATCAATGTTCCCGAGGAACGTATTCCAGTTTACTGCATAAACGTGAGATCGGTAGCCACGGAAATCATGAAGAGTTTCTTTATCATTAGAAAGATTAGTTTTGAGAGATTCATTGGTTTGACCAGCAATCTCATCAGTATTTGTCATAATGATGAAGTCGCCCTGGTTATCGCTATAATCCATCGTCCCCGTAGCTTGGCTAAAGACGCCAAAGGTGCCGATGCCTGTACACGAATTGTATGGGGTGCTCGTAATGCCATAATTTCCAGAGACCTGGATAACCCGATAAGTGCCATTAAACGGATAGGAAGCTTTAGTGACATTGTAAACAGCCCCAAGCGTTGGAGCTGAGGCAAACTGCAAAGTGACATTACTCAAAACGCCAGTAATGCCAGTTAGGGCGGTCGTCGTGGTTTGACGGATGGTCGTAGCGTCGGGAGTCCCAACAGCTTTATTACCATCGTCCTTCAGGTGTGAATGGGCTGGCTTAATATCAGTAACGTCAGATCGACTGGTCGTACCGAGACCGGCTACTACGCTACCATTTTTTTGGGCTGTAGAGCCCGTGATGTAAAAACTTGACATACTTTCCTCCTTTGGAATGTATATCTATACACCTTCTAGCTCTCCACCGTCGTCCTGTTGCCCTAACTTGTTATTATAAAAGAAGTTATTGATGACAACCTTAACCTGCTCTTTCACTTCATTTACATCAAAAAGCTTCGCTATATTCACCATAGCTTTGTATCGCGATAAAGGTGTAAATCTTTCGATACCTGGGATGCGAGCGATCTTACGGCACCTTTGATTCGATAAGTTAAAGTTAGTATTAAGGATATGGAAGTTGTGTTCTCGCTCCAAGTATTTGTCGATCAACATCTCGCCTATGTTCCTTGGTCCATCATCATCATCTTCATCAAAATTAAGGTCAACTCCCGTCCCCTTAAGTAATTCTGACAGATCAATATCTTCCCAGTCGATCATAATTTTATGCATCAGCGCTGCTCCGGCATCAATGGTTGAAAAGAATCAATGAATGGCAGTTCCTCTCCATCTTCTTGAAGTTTAGCCCACCTTCTAATGATTTTATTAGCTACCTCTATTTTGGAACTATCGGCTCCAGCGAGATATGTTAAAGTCATTAGAATTTGCTTATTTAACGTTCCATTAGTGATAGCGTCCAGCAAGATAGCTGATTCGCGGTAGGTCTTTTTATCAAAGTCCCAAAGTACATGAACGTCTATTTGTCTACTTTTAGTGAGACCTACTCTAATTTCAAAAATGTAGTTAGAGTCATCTTTAGATCCCGCCAGCCCCATTTCTTGAAGAATCTTAACAACTTCCTCAACCTGTTCAGGGGGCACGTCTTTTAGCTCTGGAATAAATTTATTTTCAGATTCGCTCATCTATAAATCCTAATTTAAGTGCCTCGTCACTGGATAAATACCAGTCCTTTTGAAGTCTACTCTTAAGCGCGGCTTTAGTCAAGTTGCTACGTTTTGAATAAATATCCAGCATACACTCTTGAGAGAATTTAGATGTTTTTAAAAATGTCTCAAGATTAGGAATTGTATTCTCAGCACTAATAGTTAGTCCGTGCAACATCATAATAGAGTTAACTGTCATAACTCGACGGTCAGCCGCTTGCAATATGAGGGTGGCAGCAGATGCCACTTCGCCAACTCCCACAATTGTGACGTGAAATTCCAGTGATTGAATCAGATCGTATAAGCCAAGACCAAATCCAACCTCTCCACCGGGACTACTTAAATAGATTGTTATGGGGTCTTTTTTAAGAGATCGTAAGTGACAAATATCTTTAACAAGAGCGCGACTAAATTCATTATCGATCTCGCCAAATGCGAATATTTCGCGGCTCTTAGTTAAGAGGTCATCATCATCTTTCATTAGATCCCCAAGTGTCCTTTGATAATGCGGGCTGAGTTAGCCCACGAGAAAGCAGCCGCCGTATTAATCCCTTCGTTATTAGTTCGCACATTGCCCAAATAGCACTTTCGCATATGAGCTACACACTGCTCGATCTGACGCTCGCGAATAGCTGCCCAATTACCAGTTTTTCCGTCGAACCAAACGCCATCAAAGGCTGGCTCTAAATTATCGACGTGTACGAGATTAGCGTTCTGAGCATTGCAGAACTCAGTTTGAGCGCTGTAATCTGTTACAATGATTGGCTTACCGCAGGCAAGGCTTTGAAGGATCGGTAGCCCCCAACCTTCAGCTCTGGTCATGAAGATGCCGCAATCCATACTTCTAATGAATTCAGCAAGGTCATTATCTGTATTCTTTATACTATGTACGGTGATCTTATCTCCCAATGGGGAGTGTTTGACCATTTCCCTAAAATTACCCATTTGTCGCTGGATATGGGGGAGCGGACTATCACACATAATATGTAGTTCAACATTGTCCATTGCGGTGAAGGCAGCCGCAAAAATCTCACTCAAGTATCGAGTACACTTCCTTTCTTCAATCTTACCTATGCTGAAGAATCGGTAAGCTGTACTACTGTTGATTCTTGGGTAGAAAATGGAGCTGTCTACACCCAATGGAACAACGTCAGAGGAAAAACCATTAGCTTTTAAAACGTTCTGTCCCCACTTCGAAGTTACAAATAGGCGATCTACGCATTCCAAGCTCTTCTTCCGAATAGAGTCAAAGACGTCAAGTTCGAAGAATGGAAAGGCGACTGTCTCATTTTGAGACGGTAGAGCGTCAAACAACATATTCTCATGCCAGATCGTCAACGACTTGTTCTTTGCGGAGAACGTGTCGAAGCGAGTATCGAATAACCTTTGGAACAGTTCACCATCATTTGTAGTGAGGTATGGTTGTCCAATCGGCATTAGTGATAATGTGGTATCAGCGCTCAACGCCTTTATAATATTAATGGAGGCGTGACCGTACCCTAAAAGTGAATTAAGTGGGGCTCTAACATTTAACACTATTGGTTTCTCTTTTCAAATTCATTTGCGCATTCAATTATAGACTTGAGACTTGTTCTATACAAGTTATTTTCTGGATCTATATATTGAACAGTAGCCTCCCCATTTTGAAGTAAAGCTATATTGACATTGAACCCTTTGAGGAAATCGCTATAGCCTTCAAGGTAGGAGGTGGTGCTCAAATTGATTGAGCTGTGATCGTCAGTTATATAGAAAGAGCAGCGAAAATTGTCATTCTGAAGCGTGTAAGCGTTGATCTCCCCGATTTTATAGGTTAGACCACTCATAGCCAGCATACACGCTAAAGTTAGACAGCTTTTTATCACCGCGAACATCTCCCATTAGAGCAGACACCTCGCAAACGAACGTGCGAGACTCGCTGCTGGAACACTTTACGAACTACTGGAGCACGCCGAACTGCACGACAGTTACCACCACGGCAAGCCGCCTCAACAGTTACAAAAGAACAAAGGACACAAATCATTGCCAAAACAAAATTCTTCATACCAAACTCCTTTATTAGGTGGCTGACAAGCTGCTCCGCTCTTCGTCGGAAAAATTCAGCGTTGCCGAATCCATCGAAATACACCCTGACACATTAACTTCAGTATTATACGCAGTCGCCTTAGTTCTTAATACGCTATACATATTTCCAATGGCAGCCGACGTATTAGCTACGCTTGCCACCGTTTTATTATCAATGCCGATCTTAACAGCTTCGCTGAAGGCGTCAATTCCAGCCCCCAAGAAGAGAAACTTCCAGCCCGCGTCCTCTTGATTTTTGACTGCCCGAGCGATATTAGTGCGGTTCCATTCGCTTGAATAATTTTCCTCACCATCCGTCACAACAACAAATAGCGGGGCTTCGTCAGCTTGGACTTTTTCCTTGGCGTGAGCAATAGTACGACCAACCGCATCATACAGAGGGGTCATACCACGAGGCTGTAGATCAATTTCGCCCACCTCTCCAATGTCAACACCGTCATAAATTAAGTCAAATGGATTATTGCCGTCAAATTGAACAAACGTAAATCTTGGCTGTGGATCGATTCCTTTCTGTTGCTCAATAAAAGACTTTAGACCGCCAATGTGATCGGCTTTACGACCAGACATAGAACCGCTTCGGTCTAATACGATAAAAATGTGCGTACGCATTAAAGGCTCTTCCTATCTAAAAAATGTAAAAACAACAGCTACCAATACTGTTGTGATACCGCCAATGAAAATAAGTGCCTGAAAGTCGCTCTCTTGCCAGCCCTTTAAATATAGGCTTCGGAATCGACCTTTTCCATCCCTAAAATCAAATGAGATTGTAAAATATCCTAAACATAGGATGTATAGTAAGATAACTAAGCAAGCTTTGAACATCTTACGTTACTTTCCCGTCGAACCGAATCCGCCAGCTCCTCGTTCAGTCTGGTCGAGTGACGCCTCAACAACTTGGACGTCAGGCACTCGCTCTGGTAGTAACTGTACCAGCTTTACGGGAAAGGTCAAGGGTTCTGCTGAGGGATCAACCTTGCGGAGAGCCACAAAAATTTCCCCCCTATAGGACGAGTCAACCACTCCAATACTGTTTGCCAGCATGTAGCCTGTCTTCGAAATGGAGCTTCGGGGGTAGATTTTAAGGTCCCAGCCCGGCTCAGCGATAGTCGCTTTAATGCCGGTATGATAAAGACTTACATCGCCGTATTGCTTCCCCTTCCCCTCTACGGGTCCAAGTAAAGTGAGATCCAGACCACTATCACTAGGGTGCCCCTTACTGGGGAGGACCGCGTCCGACCTAGTTTTTTCCACAAGGAGTGTAAGCTTGGGTGTATCCATTAATTCTTTCCTTTATTACTGAGGTTAATTCTTCGTTGGCAGAACCAATCTTTTCTAACAAATCGTACGTTTCTCTAATATAGCGGGCGGACCAATCCAAGTCCTGGTACATCAACCGATCCATAATATTATCTAGGCGGTCGCATAATTTAAGCTGCTGGGCGATCCTCGAACACTTTCCTAACCGTTCGTGCTCCATAATTTTCCGCTCGCGACGTTTGTAGTTTGGATAATCGTTTTTTGTATAGACGTTCGTAAGTTCACGAACTACGTCCGCCACCAAAACGCCAAACTTGTTCTTCAATATCTCATAAGTGACGGCGGGGCAGTCTTCCAGCGTGTCGTGTAAATAGGCTGCTGGTAAAAATAAGGTGGCTTCACTTGCGATGTACAGGCGGGCGTACCCCGCGACCCGGACAGGATGGTGAATGTACGGCTCGCCACCTTTTCGGAATTGCCCTTTATGGACTTCTTTTGCAAATCTTAGTGCATCACCCATCAAAAATTGCACCTTTCTCTCTCAAGAGATAGCTCGCTTACACAATCATCACAAATGATGCCGCGAAAAGTTGTTAAGTCGTGGCGGGAACCATATGAGCCTACAATCTTGATTTCGCAGCCTCCGTCAGCCTGATAAGTTGACCAGTCCCCAATCTCCGGCAGGCAGTCTAACATTTTCTTGCAAGAACAGCAAGGACGGGGTGCCCCCTCTTTGTGAGACTCCTCTAAGATTTTGGCAACTCCACTGAGAAGTGTTTCATCCTCATGATCGACTTCGTCAAAATTTCCGTGCTCTAAGATAAGACTGGCGAGCTTACGGCGGAAACCTTCTTTTGAGAAACTATTCACTGTAACATACCTCTTTTATTCCGAAAGCTTTTATGGCTGCCTCGCAACCCCTGCACGGTTTGGCAAGGGCTGTTGTTCCATCATTGAGTATACGACAGACATAAAGAGTGCAGCTTCGCAAGCCGTCTGCATCATACCTGCGGAGAAACTCGTGAATCGCAGCCACCTCAGCATGAGTAGATTGAGCCAGCTCATGCTTTGAGTAACGACGGGCTAGCCTCACAGAGGCATAAGAGTTAACTCCAACTGCAAGAATCTTATTGCGCCGGACCAGAGCCGCCACCACTCGGCAGCGGGCTACTTTTGCCGAAGTCTGAGCTATCTTGCACAACCGGCGGACGATCTTTATTGACGACGACCGTTGGTTTATTGAAGAAAACACCACACAAAACTCCCAAGCAAAAACATACTAGTCCCACAACGGCTGATGTCTTGAGTGTGCCTGATAAGTTTAACAAGTTTTGGAAAAACGTTAACATTTTAGGGAGTCTTTACTTTTACTTGAGGGGTGAGTTTAATCATGCCAGCATACTCATGTTCTATTTGACCAGACCCGCTACCACTGCCGACATAGTTCTCTACGCCCTGATCAACATGATTTGAGTTACTGGCTCCGGGCAACATCACGCTAACGGTTGTTGGAGAAGTGGACACTAACAATTCGGCTGTCACATCTCCGTTATTTGTAACATGCTCATATGTTGTTTGACTAATTACAACGTCTTCATTTGGGTCACTTTTGTAATTATAGGTGACATAACTTCCATTTGAGGTGAGTCGCCACTTGTATGAAATTTGCCACTTTCCCTCGTCGTCTAGCCACGTTGCCTGCCAGTAAGATCCGCCAAAATTCAACCTGACATAAGCAATTGCATCTCTATAAGGACTTACCGTAAGAGCCCCAAATACCGGGGAAGACATTGATAGGTTAATATCCATTTTACATGGAACTGGCTGCGAGGTACCCCACGTATTGGGATTATTGGGGGCTAATTTTGCACTGTATCTTGCGGCAGTATAGCATCGCCCGTCAGCTTTATTTAAAAGTCCATTCGTGATAGGACCAACCCATGAACGTTGATAATGGTATGGAGCTAATCCGATAAGAGGGTTTGTAGTAAAAGTACTACTAATGTGCGTTCCACCAAAATTGACTACAGAAGATGATTCTGAAACGGCTACGCCACTACCAAAACCTCTATCTGCACTAGTTGCATTATCGTAACTCGGATCATTTAACGTTGGGACGGTTAGAGATGGCAAAACAATATCTTGTGGGTCAACATCATGATTAAGTGGATGTACATAATTTCCAATTCTAGTATGAGCCTCGCTTAAAGCGTGTGACTCTCCACCACTTTCTACAAGCTTCATCTCAAGTTGAGCAAATGCCTGCGAAGCTCCAATCGCAAAAGCTACCAAAACAAACAAAATTTTCTTCATTAGCTACCTCTCAAAAAGTTAATGTAATTCTACAACTGACACATCAAAAAACGGATCTACTTCCTTCTCTAGGATATCCCTAACGATAGCCTTATCGCCTCCAGCTAATCCGCATCCAATCCATGGCACACCTAAGCGGAGCCGCCCCAAATGGGAAAATCGCTTTACAATAACCTGCAAACAGGAACGACAAGCATCATAATCGAATGGAACCCCATATCGCGAAGGGGTCCTCCAATGATATTGCATGTACGAATTAACCACTCTTAACTTATATTGATCTAGATACCTGTAGTCAATTTGACCTAACTTTGATCTATAACCGATATACTCAGCCGACTCCATTGGGTAATCGTCACAACCGAAAGCAGCCGCCATGAGCGGGGCTATACCCCTTTTCATTCTACAAAAGCAATTACATGAATGAGTGATGATGTCGAATTCACCGGCTTTGGCTAGCTCTATCAGATCACCTTTAATAATTTGCATTTTTAAAAAATCCCCCAAGCCCTCCACCCTTTTGCCGTAGCAATTGGGCGTACTCCTCATCCACGCGACTTTTGGACGTCTCCAGCTTAGTGATCGTGTTGCTATCGCAAAGTAGTACAAGTTCTTTACGAAAACAACCTAAGCTCAATCGCGTTTTCACAAAATAAAAAAGTTAAACCAAACTACGTCGGCTCAATGCTTGGCGGGCTCGCGTTCGTAGTGCCTCAGTCCCAAATTCGCGCACCAACTTGCGGGTCTCACTAGACAGGCTTTCGAACTTGCGGGCGGTCATCTGGCGCGTAGCAAAAAGCCGAACGTTTTCAGCACCAACCTGCTCAATAATAGAAGACCAATTACACGTAACAGCAGCCATAGGATTCTCCAAAAGATTTAAATTTCGAACAGCCCGACCTAAAGCGATGGTTCGCCCGATCTTCTTGCTGTAGGCGTCTTTACTTGAACATTTGGCGACGCCCGCACCAATTAGGGTTTCACCCCTATAAATTTCGACTTCCGTACGACCGCCCCTAGCTAATGTCTCAATCTTTCCGTTCACTAGACCATTTAATGCCTGAATGTCAGATCTTGGAGATGGACTGCTATTAACGACTGGGACGGCAATATCTGTACCTGCTAGCGGCACGTTAATTCTATAAAAACGCAAATGACGAACATAGACGCGATAACCGGCAGCACGCAATTGAAAAACGGTCATTTCAAACTCTCTTCCAGTTTACTGAGATTGGTTAGTCCTACGAATTTTTTGCCATTCACGATAGTTGTCGGAAGGCTTTTTACGCCAGCTTCCTTAGTGGGTTTCTGGCAGGTGTCTACGTCAATCTTTAAAACAGTTACATTTTTATATTTGTCCGCTAGCTCCTTGAGAATTGGTGTTTGCTGCTTGCAATAGCCGCACCAGACAGCACTATAATACTCGACGGCGGGCTTTCCGGCAAGACTCGCCTTTACATTTTCGTACTGCTGATCCGTAAAAACTTCTACATAGTTTACTGTAGGGATTACTGGGGATGGTTCAGGTCTCTTAACATAGTCTGGCTCTTCCACTTTCGGCTGGAGGCAACCAGCAAAAAACACTAGCAAAATTGCCGCAGCCCCATTCTTTTTGGTGTATTTTTTATTGGGTAGCCGTTTAGAAAGAAAGCCTTGTATGAACATTGACATTAAAACCTTGATCGCTTTAGCTAGCCTCGTAATGGGCGTTCTACTCATAATTGGTCCAAAGCTGAAAGAGTGGCTCGCAGCCTCTACGTCTACTAATAAGTCTAACCCAGTCGCCGATTATTTTCAAGCTGTTGTAAGTACAGAAAAAGCAAAAAAAGAAAAAGAGGCGGCGGATTACGACCTGGAATGTCTTGAGGGGCTTATTAAAGGGCTAGATGCTAACGAACATAAAGAGCAGATTGATACTTTAATTGATAAGATTGCCCCTAGCTTGATTAGACAGAGACTTAAGAAATGAAGCCCAGCCAACTTTTAGGTGTTATTCTTTGTGCGGTTGCCCTGACAACGCTGTACTTGCCGGGCAAAGGCATTGATCCGTTCAAGCCATCATTAGATCCGTCATTGTACGCCCTGCAAGCTCAAGTAAAAACTGCCATGACGGGACCAACCGCCAGCAAAGATGCAGTCATGCTTGAGAATGTACTGCGGGCTGCCGCCAACTGCTTTGTAAATGACGAGAAGAGACCGAGCCCTTATTATAAAAGTGACGATGATCTGAAGTGGGCTATTCGTTCAATTGGTGATATTTCTGCACCATTAGGGTGGCGTATGTCAGAAAGATATCCAGAACTTGGGCGCATTTTATCCAATCATATGGAGGAAAAGGTGGGTTCTAACGTTGACCGGGGGGTCCTCATTAAAGAGATGAGGAATTTAGCCGACGTTCTAGCCACAATTTAAATTTATGTTAAAAAGATTTTTGCTGGCGGCGGTTGCCTTTCTTGCATCGCTCCCACTATCGGCTCAAGAATCTAAGCAGCCGCCTCAATTAGCTAACTTTGGCTACCACAGGACTGACGTAGCACCAGAGTTACCTCAATCTACATTCTATCGCCAACAACTGGAAGAGCTTGTTAAGAGCAATGATGATCAAGACTCATTAAACTATAAATTTCTTTTTAAGGTTTTGAAGGACGCCAAGCTGCTCTCTGAAAAGGAGCTGGAAACTGGGCGACTCTCTAGTTTAAATCAGGGGCAGGTTGGCTCTTGCGTAGGTTATGGGACCACTCACGCCCTGGAAATTACAGCGGCGGCGAACGTTGCCCACCGTCAACAATTAAGGGAGATTTGGCTTTCGCGAGCTAACCCCGACGCAATATATGGTCTTGGTCGCTATGAGCATAGAGGAAACTGGGACGGCTCCAACGGGTCTTGGTCTGTTGAAGCACTTGCCAAGTATGGCAGTCTACACCGCTTAGTTTATGGCGACCATGACCTCCGGAATACCGTCCCGACAGACGGACGAAAGTGGGCTGCACAGGGGTTGCCGGAGCCCCTCCTGAAAGCGGCTGGCGATCATAAAGCACTGGCGTGCGTTCAGATTAAGTCGGTAGAAGAAGCAAAAGCCGCCCTACAAAATGCTTACGGCATTATTATTTGTGGACAGGGAAGCTTTGGATCTCGCCGAGACTCTTTAGGGTTTATTAAGCTTAATGGTAATGCCTGGGCACACTGCATGGCTATATCCTCTTATAGAGGACCAAAGTCGGGCAAAGAGGGCTACTTACTACAAAATAGCTGGGGCGATAACTGGGTTGACGGTCCCGTCTATCCGCCCGATATGCCTCTCGGCTCTGGCTGGATTACAACGGAAGATCTCCAACACTATATCAAACAGGGCGATACCTTTGCCATCGCGGGCTATGAAGGCTTCAAGAAACGCGACATCAAATGGGAAGAAGTTTTCAATATCGGTGGCGAAGCTGCACAATAAATCTTTTTTCTAAAAAAGGTGTACATTAAATTGGAGGATATACATGAGAACTTTAGCCACATCTGCCATTCTAATCGGATCTCTAGCTATTTGGACTGTAACGTACGAAACGTCTCCCTATGGGGCTGCTTGGTTCCAAGAAGGTCGATTTGTCGAGCAGCCTGAAAGTGAAGGAATACCAGATGCCAATAGCGATGATCCTGGTATCCTAAAGAAGCATACAAACCAAGGTCAAATGGAAGCTCCCAAGTACACTAGGGAAGCTTACGTTGATTTTAAAGCCACAGGTCCACCTCAAATGGACGATTATCCGAAAAGCCCGGAAGAAGCGACAAGACGATCAAGCGGTGAAGCTCAGCCCGCCAATCATATTGTCAATTATGGGATTTA